ACATTTTGTTGGTTGTTCCGGCCGGGTACAGCACCCGTCGCACCAAGCTGCCCGACCTCCTGCACCAGTGCCGCATCCAGCGGGGCAAGACCCAACTCATGAAGTACGAGAAGGGTCGGCCCGAGCAGGTGTGGCAGGTCGCCGCCCAGTTGCTCGATATCAACAACCCCGGCAGTTTCTAGAAACCAGGAGGACAGGACATGAAGGTACAAGTGGTGATCACGCTCGACGTGACCAGGACCGAGGGAGTGGAGAACTTCCTCGCCGACGCCGAGCGCACGTTTGGAAACGGTGACATGGGCCAGGGCTACACCATCACGGACGTGAAGGTGCAGCGATGACCGAGCAGAGAGGGGTGCACATCACCAACACCCACGGACGGGTCATCTACTACCGTACTGGTCGGTGCCCGGAACCGGAGCCTGCCTCGGTGGTGCTGGTCAACGGCATCTACGGCGACGCCTGGCAGCGGTACTTCTCGGACGGGCTGTGGCACCGGGGCAAGTACCGGTACACGTGGGAGCAGATGCTCCGCGAGCGCAACATGGTGCTGGTCTACGACGCACCAGTCCGGAGCGAGCACGTGGTCTGCCCCGGCTGTGGCTACGCCGACAACCACGACCGGGGCCAGTGTCCCGCTCTGCCTGCGGGGGTGCGCTCATGACTGCGCTGACCGTGACGGCACTCGTTCAAACACAGTTCGTCCCTGGCTGGGCCATCATCGTGCCGCTGCTTCTGCTCGTGGTGGTGCTGGCTGTGTTCTTTGTGGACGCGGTGCTGGAGGAGATGGACCAAGAGGACCAGCGCGAGGTGGACGGCTGGCTGGATGAGGAGGACGGCTGGCTGGATGAGGAGGACAGCGATGACGACTGAGGTTTCCAGAAACCGGCCCGAGCTACCCGACCGGGTGAGCAAGAAGGATCGGATCTACTACAAGGGCATGTTCGTCGCAGCCAACGTCAAGTGGAACAACGACCACACCAAGCCGCTGTTCGGCCAGATCGATGACGACAAGGTGATCGACATGATCGCCAACCGCAAGTGCCAACTGTGCGGGAAGAGGATCGCCAAGGACCAGTTCGCCTGCTTCCCCGGCCGCTTCCAGTTGGGTACGTACAGCGAGGCACCACTCCACATCGAGTGCTGCCGCTACGCCCTGTCGGTGTGCCCGATGATCCTCAGGGTCAAGGACGACTTCGGTGTGGCCGTGTGCCGTGACTACTACGTCAGAGGGGGGATGGTGGTACCGGTCTGGTATCGGCTGCCCAACTGGATGCAGTTGGTCCTGTCGCTGGCACACAAGCCCGAGCGCACCGACGACGGTGTGCGCTGTTCCACCTGTGGTGCCGACAGCCTGGGCGACATGAACTACGAGGAGTTCATGGCGTGGAGCGCGAGGTGATCCTGTGCTGATCCTCCTCCTGCTGGTCACCGCTCCGCTGTGGGTGAAGCTGCTCAACAGGATGGTCAGACGCAGAGCAACACCGGCCGGTGCTAGGGCTAGCACCGTTTCCAGAAACCGCCAGACCGGCCCACTGTGGGAACAGGACACACCATGGGTGCTGGACCTAGAAGATGAGGAGGACTTGTAATGGCAACACCATCCCTGAGCAAGGCACAGTTAGCGACGATCCGTGAGGCTGTGCTTCCGCTGATGGCGCTGGCTGACACCATCGACAAGATGACGAGGTTGCGCCCCACCGCCGTGATGCTCCCAAAGGCCCTGCTTCTCTCCGTCCCATTGACCGAGCCGACCGTACTCGGCGTGCCCGTCATAGAGGGTGACCGAGCCGCACTCATCTTCGAGCCCCCGAGAGGACACTGACATGGCGGGCAAGCAGGGACCAGAGACCCGGCGCTGCAACGACATGCGTAAACGGGGCATCGCTGACTACGGCGACCGGCTGGTGATCGTGAAGAACCACGGCTCCGAGTTCTCCCGTGCCGGGGTCAGCGACTTCACCGGCTGCCTCGACGGGGTGTACTACGCCATCGAGGTCAAGCACGAGAAGAACTACGGCGGCTCCGTCGAGCGCGCCCTGCGCAAGGGGCCCACCCTGCTCCAGCGCACCTTCGTCCAGCATGTGCTCGACGCCGGGGGCTGTGCCGGGTTCGCCGTCACGGTCGACCAGTTCAACGAGATCCTTGAGCATGCGTACTACCGGGAGTACGACGACGTGAAGGGTGAGTTTCTCAGGTGCCCCGGCCACAACATCCTTGAGGAGGAGTGATGGACGAGCAGATCCGGCAGCAGCGCGCCGAATCGCACGCTGTGTTCTACGCAATCCTGGTCGCGGCTCCCGTCAGCATCGGGGTGATGTCGCTGTTCGGCCTGCTGATCCTGTGGCTGGTGCTCAGCCGCTGACGTTTCCGGAAACCCATACCGTGTCACACTATGCGGTACAATCGAGTGACCCAACAGAGAGGTTCAGCCATGAGCAAGGACACCGCCTATCGAAGCAGCGACCCCGCTGTGGTGGAGGCGTATGAGGCGTGGAAGGCGACCGCACTTGATGCCCGTATCAAGCGGATCGCCCTGGGCGACGAACTCGGGAGGGAGGTGTGGGTCAGTGGCTCCGGGTACAACACCTACGTCACCGGGTTCGGCCGACTGGACACCGACCAGGACGGCGACCTCGTGCACGATGGCCGCTTGATCGTGTCGTCCAAGCGAGGCGGGCACAACGGGCTGGTGGTCCCGAACCTCCGACGCAAAGCGGGCAAGGACTTCGAGAAGGAACTGAGCACCCTCGCCGTGCCCAGCCTCGACCTCCCCGGACTGCCCGGGATGCACGTCTACGTCGACATGGAGCGGATGGTCCTCGGCCACGCGAAGGTGTGGATCTGGGACAGCGTGGTCTACGCCCTGTGGGGCACCGACGACGCGCCGATGGGGGAGCAGTGGGAGACGATCCCGTTGTCCACCTACCACCTGGCCCACGAGCAGTATGAGAAGGACTTGGAGAGGCAGGAGACATCGTGACCACACGCAAGTCCAAGAACCCCGCGTTCCCCGACGCCCACCCGACCGCACCCGGTGGCATGAGCGAGAAGCAACTCATCGCTGAGTTGGTCACCCGGTTCGATTGGGACGAGACCGAGGCCAAGGCCCTGTCCTGGCCCGAGAAGATCGACGCTGTGGCGCAGGCCCGCCGTGCGGCGGAGGTGGCGCAGTCCATCGCTGACCGCCACGGGGCTGACGTGTTCAGCCGGGAGGAGCCGCTGGACATCAACGACCCCGATGCCGTCGACCGGCTGATCGGAGAGATGTCCCTGTCCCGAGGCGAGGTCGAGGAGATGATGCACGACCGTGGTATCGAGGTGACCGACGACGATGACGACATCGACGCACTGCTCGCGGACCTGGAGGAGATGACCGCCGACACTGAGCCACTCTGTGGCTGTGGTCTGGTCGAGTCCGCGCACCCCAAGCCCGCAGGCCACGCATTCCAAGACGCCAGCCTGTACCCCGACGACATCCAGATCGTGCTGTCCGCTGGCGTCATCGACCTCGCCGCCGAGTTCGACGCGATGTCGGACGAGGTGAAGTCCAAGCCCCAGTTCACCGAGGCGTTGTTCATCGGCCTGCCCGGCACCCGTGACTACATCTTCGACGGCCACCGTGGTACCGGCCCGTCAGCGGCCGAGCGGTGGATGGAGTGCACCGCCAGCCTGGGTGCGAGCCGCGCGTTTCTGGAAACCCTGACCCCCAACCAGCAGGTCGAGTACGCCACCGGCTCGCAGGCTGCACGGCAGGGCACCACTGCGCACTCGGTCGCAGAAGTACAAGCCCGCGTCCTGCTCGGGGAGATCACTCCGGAGGAGGCCGACCTCGCACTGATGGAACTCGCAGTGCACCCACCGGACGGCGAGGACTACGACGAGGAGATGGAGACCCACGTCTCCGAGTACGTGGCACTCGTGGCCCAGTACGTGGACGAGCAGCGCGACGTGCGCATCGAGTCACGGGTCACCGCCACGATCCCTCTCCTGTCTGTCACCAACGGCGAGGAGGACACCTACGACCTGACCGGCTCGCTCGACCTCGGAGTCATGCCGGTGCCGGAGGCACCAGTCCTAGTTGTGGGCGACCTCAAGTACGGCGAGGGTGTCGATGTCTCCGTCGAGGCCAACCCGCAGGTGCGCATCTACGCGCTGGGTCTGCTGGCTGAGGTGGTCGAGATGTACGACGGCCTGCCCGAGTGGCTGGAGTGGGTCGAGTACGTGATCGTGCAGCCCCGGCTGGGTGGCATCAAGGTCTGGCGCGAGAAGGTTGATGACCTGCTCGACTGGCAGGAGAACGTGCTCTCGGTCAAGTTGACCGAGGCGCTCGGCGGGGCCAAGGCCGGAGCGGCGTTCAGCCCCGGTGACTCCACCTGTCAGTGGTGCCCCGCTCGTGGTGGCTGCCCTGCTCTGCTGGCCCACCGCCAGGAGGCAGCGGCGGAACTGTTCGACGTGATGATCGAGATGGGTGGCGACGAGTTTCCAGAAACCATCACCCTGACCAACGACGAACTGGCCCGCTACTACACGCAGATCCGTGGGCTGGTGAAGTTGCACGACGAGATCAAGGCCGAGCTACAGCGCCGCGCCTACCGGGGCGACGCCATCCCCGGCTACGGACTGGTCAACTACCAGCCGCCCCGGCACTGGACCGAGGAGGCTGCCGAGGAACTGGACCCGAGTAACAAGGACCACGGCATCCTCACCGAGGAGCAGGCGGCACAACTGTGGCAACGGTCGCTGCTCTCCCCGACACAGGCCGAGAAGGTGCTGGGTGAGGCGTTCGCCCGCGTCGAGCGGCTGGTCGTCAAGCCCGACAAGCGTCCGGTTATCGCACCCGAGGGGGACCGGCGCAGCAAGTGGCAGGGCAAGGCACCCGAGGACATGTTCGACATCGAGGAGGACTGACATGAAAGCACTAGCACATCTGACAGTGGACCACGCGGAGTTTCACCGCAAAAAGAAGGACCTGTACTGTCCAGAGGACGAGTGCATCTGGCTCAACGGCCTGGGTGCCGCCAAGAGCAAGCCGACCATGGACTACACGGTCGTGGCCGACCTCTCCGATACGCTCCGTGAGACGGTCGGTGCCATGGTGGCAGGGCTGATGACCGACGGCTTCGACCTGGACCAGGCACGAGGGATCGTCGCCGGGTTCTTTGCCTCGGTAACCAAGGGCAAGTCCGATGGCTGACGTGATCGTGGTGGGTAGCCTGATCTGGACGGGTCACTGCCAGTGCCCGGACACCAAGAACCCCGAGTCCAGCCATGCTCGGTGCACGGGGGTCATGTTCACCCCGTCCACCGGCAAAACCCACATCTGCCCGTGCGCTCATCACCTGGGTACCGAGGACTTCGACTGCTCGGGCTGTGGCTACCTGATCCGCGAAGCTCCGCACCTGGGGCCGGACGAGGACGGCGACCCGCAGTACGCCCACGTGGACGAGGACGGCAACATCTACTCCATTGAGTGTCCGTCATGAAGCGGCCTCTGGTGGATCGCAAGCACTTGGTCATCGACTGGACGGAGCCTCGACCTGACGGCAGGCACTGGAGGTGGCGGCACCGCCGCCCTGTCCACTCTGTGTACGTGCAGGTGCTTCGTCTGGAGATCGTGGTGTGGTACCGATGAAGCGCCTCGTGAAGTGGTGGCGTACCTGGCGCAAGCGCCACTGCCCCGAGTGCCAGCGTTTCCAGAAACTCGGAATGGCGCAGTGCGAGGCCAAGATCGGCACTCGCCTGGTGCTACTCCAGAAGCGCGACGACGGCGACGTAGTGGTGGCTTCGCTGATCCTGACCAACATCACATGGAGCGATCTGGACGGGACGTCGGTGCAGTTCCGAGACTACTTCCACTGGTTGAACCAGCGGCGGTTGTAGCCATGTGGCCCGACTACTCCGACGTACCGACGTCGAGGGGCAGAGTCGGGGCGATGGGCTGGTCCGGGTCACTGCTGCCTGACAAGGAACTGACCAAACGGTACGTCTACCGAGGCACGGGCGAGGACACACTCACCCCGGACCTGCCCGAACCCAAGCCGAAGCCAAGGAAGCGCAAGCGGCGCAAGGTCAAGCCCCGGCCTAACCACTACTGGGCCAACAGATTCGTGCCGCCGTCAGGATGGGTGCCGCCTAAGCCGGTGCTAGACCTAGCACCAGACTCACAGGAACCCACCCCTGAGCCCTCGCCACCACCGCCCAGACCCATGCGTCCGGCACCCGACTGGACGCCCCTCACAGGGGCTGACGTGGACGAGCTACTGGAGACCCTGGAGGTAGAATGAACCTCGTGCCTGAACCCTCAGAAACAAGGCGTGACAAGCGAGGACGCAGGATCGGCCGCAACTGGTGGCGAGAACACATCTGCGCACTATTGCTGGACGCCTCCCTCATGTGGGAGAGACAGTGCGAAGCGGTGGCGATGGGCTACCAGACAGAGACAGACGAGTACGCGAGGCAGCACCCTCGGCCCACCCTCAAGGCGTTCCTCATCGAGTGCAAGGGACTGGGCTACCAAGCGGCTTAGTGGATCACATAGTGTGATACACTGTGCGTGTTGATGTAAGGGCCGGTTAGCGGGGCAACCCGTAGGTGTGATTAGTGGGACCGGGAGCGGGAGACTTGGTACCCCGTGCGCAACACAGCAGTACCGAACCGGACGGTTTCCGGAAACCTGCATCACCTCCCAGCCCCTCAAGGGCAACTCACAGAAATGAGACCAGCCACCATGGCCGGAGAAAAGATCACAGTTCACCTCACTACCGGGATCGGAACCCTCTCGTTCCCCCGTGTGTTCGAGTCCACGAAGGGGAAGCACAAGACCAAGGGAACGGACATCTACGACGTCCAGTTCCTGATCCCGAAGTCGGACAAGGAGACGGCGCGAGCCATCCTCCTCGCCATCAAGAAGGTCGGCGAGGCCAAGGCGGGTGACCGCTGGAAGCAGTTGAAGAACCCACTGCGCGACGGCGACAAGGAGAAGGACCAGCTCACCGACGACGGCACCACGACCAAGGGCGAGAAGTACCCCGAGCGTCTCGGCTGCTGGTTCATCAACGCGCGCAGCACCAAGCCCGTCGCCGTGGTCGACCGGCACCGCGTCCCGATCACCGACCCGGGTGCGATCTACGCCGGGGTCAAGGCCAAGATCGCCGTCGAGTTCTACGGCTACTCCACCGAGGGCAACCACGGCGTCGGCTGCGGCTTGAACGGCGTGCAGAAGATCGCTGACGGCGAGGCCATCGGAGGTGGCGGCAAGCCCGCCGTCGAGTCGATGTTCGACATGCTGGACGACGACGAGGACCTGGGCCTGGACGAGGGCGAGGACCTGCTGGACGACGAGCCCGAGGCGGAGCCCGCTCCGCCCCCGGCCAAGCGTGCGGCGGCGAAGAAGGCTGCTTCCTCCACCGCTGCCAAGAAGGCGGCGGCGAAGAAGGCGGCTGCTCCGCCGCCCGCCGAGGAGGACGACCTCGTGGACCTGGACGAGGCCGACGAGGACGACGACCTCTACGCCGACCTGGACGACGAGGACGCCTGACCTTCCCTGGGGCGCGGCCCCGCTCTCTTTACATGGGAGAGAGCGGGGTCGTTTCCAGAAACCACCCAACAGACAGAGCGAGGAGGGGACATGAGCAGGTTCGCCGACGACGCCGTTACAGGTCCCGTCCGTCTGGCCGAGGCCATCGTCAAGCGAGAGTTCGTCAAGGTCCAGTTCGCTGACTTCGCTAGCCAGGTGCGTGACGGTCTGGCCTACCCGAGCGTCATCGCTCCCTACGTGGCCGAGCACGTTCGGCGCATAAGGCTGCGTGAGTCGAACACCGCGATGCTGCTGTGGGGTATCCACGTATGACCGCCAAGACCATCGGCATCCGGCTCGACTACGAGACCCGCTCCGCCACCGACATCAAGTACGGTGCGTACCGCTACTGCGAGGACCCCGAGTTCGGACTGCTGGTCGCGGCGTACACCCCCATCCGTCAGTACCCCGGTGGTGCCACCAAGTACGGCAGGCCCCGGGTCTTGGATCAGAATGATCCCGTCGAGGTGGCTCAGTTCACCCGCATCCTCACCGATCCTCGTTTCCAGAAACACGCCTTCAACGCGAACTTCGAGCGCATCGTCTCCAGCAAGTGGCTCGGTATGCCGGACGGTACCTACCTCGATCCCGAGAACTGGTGGTGCAGCGCCGTGCTGGCGAACGTCAATGGCGTGTTCGGCACCCTCGATGAGGTGGCCCGCGCCGTGCGTGCCACCATCCGCAAGGACCCCGAGGGTCGACGCCTCATCAAGCTGTTCTCAGTTCCGGACAAGAAGCAGGGCGGTCGGTTCCACGACACGTGCCAAGAGTCAGCGCGGCTGGGGTACAAGCCCCTGTGCTGGTGTGGCATCGACCACAGCGCAGACTTCGATCACTTCAAACGGTACTGCATCAACGACGTGCTGACCGAGGCCGTGGTCGCCAACAACTTCCCGCCTATGCTGCCCGCCTTGCAGGCCGAGTACGAGGCCGACCAGCGCATCAACGACCGGGGCATCCGTCACTTCCGGGCGCTGTCCGAGCAGGCCATGCGGCAGGTCGAGATCGAGAAGGACCGGCTGATGGGCGTGCTCAAGCAGATGACCCTGCTCGACAACCCAAACTCCGGCCCGCAGTTCCACACCTGGTTGGAGTCGCAGGGCTACCCGATGCAGTCACTCGACAAGGACCACCGCGAGGAGGCGTTGCGCGACGACCTGATCCCCGACGAGGTGCGCGAGGCGCTGATCCTCAAGGGTAAGGCGAGCCTGTCCTCGGTGAGCAAGCACAAGGCCGCACTCGACACCCGCTGCAAGGACGGGCGTATCCGTGGCAGCCTCCGCTACTACGGAGCGCACACTGGCCGCGAGGCTGGGCGTGGCATCCAGCCGCAGAACCTCCCCCGCAAGGAGGCGACCAAGGCTGAGCTACGTCTGCTGGTTTCTGGAAACGCTGGACGCAACGCACCCGAGATCGCCAAGGGTGCGGTCCGTGCCAGCCTGGTCCCGGCCCGTGACCACCTGTTCGTGACGGTGGACTACAACGCCATCGAGGCACGGGTGCTCGGGTGGCTGACCGGCGAGAAGTGGGTGCAGGTCGAGTTCGCTGGGCAGGGCAAGATATACGAGGCGACCGCTGCCACCATGTTCGGCGTCGACAAGGCGCTGATGATCGAGTCGCTCAAGCGGTGCGACAAGTGCGGCACCTGCCAATGGTGCATGACCCGGGCCAAGGCCAAGGTCGCCAACCTCGCGCTCGGGTACGCGGGCGGTGCTGGTGCGATGGTGACCATGGGTGCCGAGGAGGCGGGCATCGACGTCGGCAACTACCCCGACCTGCACGCACTGTGGGTGGCGGCTGGCCGACCGGGCAAGTTCCACGAGTGGGAACGGGACTCGCACAACTACCCCGAACTCATCCGGATGCGAGACCTGTTCCGCGAGGCCAGCCCCGAGACGGTGCGTTTCTGGAAACTGTGCGCCAAGGCGTTCGACGTAGCCAGTGCTGGCCGGGGTGCACGGTTCGGACAGGGCCACGTCGTGGCGATGATCCGTGACGGACGGCACAACCGGATGGTCCTGCCCAGTGGCCGGTCCATCTGGTACCGCTTCGCTCGCTCGTGGCCCAGCGACACCAACCCCGACCGCATCGACCGGCGCACGTTCATGGGCAAGTCGAGCGGCGTCGGCCACGTCCGGACTGAGACGCACGGCGGGAAGCTGACCGAGAACGTGACGCAGGCCGTGGCCCGCGACGTGCTGTTCGACCTCATCATGAAGATCGAAGCGGAGACAGCCTCCGGCTGGCCTGCCCGCCTCGTTCTCCACGTGCACGATGAGGTAGTGTTGGAGGTGCACAAGCGCCATGCGGATCAGGTGCTGGCAGACACGCTAGGCATGATGGCGAACCCGCCGTCATGGGCTCCGTCTCTCGTCGTCAAGGGCGAGGGCGCAATCATGGAGAGGTACAAGAAGTGACGCGAACGAAGAAGGTCAAGTACACCAACATCACCGAGAAGATGCGGGAGTTCTCCCGCGAGAAGGCCCTGTTCCGCAAGACGTTCCCCAAGGACGAGTTGACCGGACGGTGGACCCGCGTGCTCAACCGGGTGGTCAAGCCCTACGAGAAGGACCGCGACCGCACGTTGCGCGGCAAGGCCCGTCGTGACGCACGCCGTGCGGCCCGTCGCATGGCCGGTCAGGAGGCGTGATGAGCAGGTCACCGAAGGACATGAGCACCAGCGAGTTGGTCGGTGGGGTCAGCGCCACCCTCGTGTTCGGCTTCCTCCGCGTCTACGGCCTGCGCAAGGCGGCGAAGCGGGGCGACCTGCCCGCCGTGGTGCGCTACGGCGTGCTGATGGTGGTCACCACTCTCGACCGCGAGGGCGGCAGGCGCAGGAAGGCGATGGCCCAGGAGTTGGGCAGGCGTCTGGAGAAGATGCACGAGGCCCGTGCCTCCAAGAAGCCAGAGCCGAAGTTTCCGACGAACGCCGACCTGGAGGCGCTGCTCCGGCTCATGAAGAACGCACCGAAGATGCCGAAGCAGGCTGACGGCGCATGAGCGACGACAAGCCAACGCCCCCCTTCGCCGTCTGGACCGGACGTGTGTTCTGGCTGTGCTCGATGACCGCCGCCGTCATGCTCACCATCAAGCTCGGGCTGGTCCTGTTCACATAGATCCAGCCACCGCCGCCCACGAGGCAGAGAGGAATGACTGTGTACGCACTGATGAAGCACCAGGTCGAGGGTGTCAAGTTTCTGGAAACCGTCGACGGCATCGGTGCCCTGCTGTGGGACCCGGGCGTGGGCAAGACCGGGGCGACGCTGGCGTGGGTGGACCAGAAACTCGCCCCTCGCTACGGCGAAGTGCGGGTGCTAGTTGTAGCACCGCTGACCGCTGCCGACACGTGGGTGCTCCAGCCTCCGGACTTCATGGACTCGGTGGTCAAGGCGAGATTCCTCCAGGGCAGCACCGTCTCGATCATGGGCAAGATCCGTGCGGCGCACGACTGGGCCATGGTGCCGCACGCACCCATCGGCGTCAACCATCGTGGAGCGAACCACAATGCCCGAGTGACCATCCTGTCCGTGTCGGCGGGTGCGATCTCCTCGTTCTGCGACGAGCGGGCCAAGACGATCAAGATGCTGCGCGCTGTCCGTGCCTACGCGCCGCACCTGATCGTGGTGGACGAGAGCCACATCATCAAGGGCGCGGAGGCCAACATCTCCAAGGCCATGTACCAGATGGGTCAGCTAGCACCGCACCGCATGATCCTCACCGGCACGGTCAACCCGCACAGCATCCTCGACTGCTACGGGCAGTGGCGGTTCCTGGCACCGTGGACGTTCAGCGACGACTACGGCAAGCCGTGGACCAAGCAGCCGCTGCGCATGTCGCTCATGCGGCGCAAGTCGATCAAGCCCTGGTCGTTCGGTGTGTTCCGCGACAGGTACACCACCAAGGGTGGCTACCGAGGCAAGGACGTGCGCGGCTACCTGGAGCACGGTGACTTCCGAGCCCGGATCGCTGAGCGCAGCCACGTCATGCGGCTCGATGACGCGATGGACCTGCCGCCCGAGAAGGACGTGGACATCCACGTGACGCTGAGCCCGCGTGAGCGCAAGGCGTACACCGAGATGCACAACGACCTGGCCGCGCTGCTCGCCTCGGGCGAGTTGATCGAGGCACCGAACGCGCTGGCGAAGATCATGAAGCTCCGCCAGATCACGGCCGGGTTCATCCGCGACACCGACACCGAGGTGACCCACGTCATCGGCTCGTCCAAGCGCAAGGCCATGTGCGAGATCGCCACGGTCCAGTTGGGCGGGGAACAGCGCGTCGTACTGTTCGGCTACTTCAAGTCCGAGTGCGCCCTGCTGGCGCAGCGGTTGGCACAGATGGAGCCGAGCACGTGCGTCGAGGTCATCACCGGGGCGACGTCGGGCAAGGACCGGCTTGACATCCGTCAGCGTTTCGGTGACGTTTCCAGAAACCCGGGACGTATGATCCTCGTGGCTCAAGCACGCACCATGTCGGTCTCGGTCAACGAACTGGTCACTGCGCAGCACGCGGTCTACGGCTCGTACTCGGAGAGGCGCAACGACTGGGTGCAGGCTCGGGGACGGTTCCGTCGCAAGGGACAGACAAAGCCGGTAACGCACTGGAACGTGTTCGTGCCGGGTTCGATAGATCAAGTCATGCTCGACAGGCACAAGGACCGGGGCAACCTGGAGAAGGCACTACTCGACCACATCCGCAACTCGTTGCGGCTGTAGACAGGACAGACGATGGGCATAGCAGGACACATTCTCGGAGAGCGCAAACTCCGCAGGCTGTCGAGCCTCACCGGCCTGTCTCTCGACAGGGCCTACATCCGGGGCAGCGAAGCCGAAGGTCGAGTCGTGTGGGGTGGCCGGTGCTGGCACTTCACCATCGATCCCAAGACCGGGAGCAGTTCATTGGTCACCAATCCGATCCACTGGACATCGTGTCCGGAATCATGCAAGGCCGAGAGGGAGACCTGATGCAGAAACTCAACGTGCAACTCGCGCTGGAGAGCGTGAGGGAGGCACGCACACAGTGGTCGAAGGCCAACACCGAGTTCAACTCCGGGCTGATGGAGGCGCTCCGGTTCCTGCTGCACGAGGCCGTGCGCAACTACATGAGCCCCGAGGAGGTGGCTCGCCACTCCGGCCTGACGACCAAGCGGGTCCGCATCCTGATGCGCGAGTACGGGCTCAACCCCCGTGACGGCAAGCGGGTCCTGTCCAACGCCGCTGCCAAGGCGCTGGCCGAGAACGCCGAGTTGTTGGGGATAGATCCCAGCGAGATGGACCTGACCTCGCCGCTCGCGTACCTGCCCATGGGCAAGCACCTGCGCGACACGCTGCGGGAGCAGACCATCAGTAGGGTGATCGAGATACCCGACTTCACCCTGGCGCGCGAGGCGCTCGACAGGTTGGTCGACCAGGCAGCGAACACCGCCAGTGCAGAGGGCAGCCGCGCTGTTTACGACGACTACGCCACGATCCTTGAGGCGTTGGGGGAGTCGTGACGGTTTCTGGAAACGAGCAGCCCGACCCCAACACCCTCTACCGGGCAGCCTGCGCCTACGCCCGCTCCGGCCAGCCCGTGTTCCCGTGTAAGTCGTCCGGCCCCAAGGCCAAGGCACCGCTCAACCACAACGGTGTCAACGGGGCGACCACAGATGTTTCTCAGATACGCCGCTGGTGGCGCGCTCGTGGTGACGCAGCCATCGGCATCGCCACCGGACACCTGTACGACGTGCTCGACGTGGACATCAAGGAGCAGGCTGACGGGCGGGTGCACCTCCCGATGCTGCATCGGCTCGGCCTGCTCAACGGGTGCAAGCGTGTCGTCAAGACACCCTCGGGCGGCTGGCACCTGTACTTCCCCTCGACCAAGGGGCTGACCAACAAGGCACGCGGCACCACGCTAGGCATGGACGTGCGCGGGCTGGGCGGCTACGTCATCGCCCCGCCGTCCTACCTGACTGATGCCGTCAACGCCGAGGGCACCATCTACTCCGGCCCCTACGTGGACCACGGGCCGACCGAGGACAGCACTGACGACCCACTGTGGTGGGACCTGATCGCAGCCACCATCGCGCCGGTCGACACCGACACCAACAAGCCGATCCAGCTACTGCCCTCTGAGCGCCGTGCCAGTCTCGCTGCCCTGCGCGAGTGGGTGTCCACCCTCAACAAGGGCGAACGCAACAACGGGTTCCACTGGGCCGTCTCCCGCTGCGTGGACAACGGGATCGACCCGGACGAACTGATCGAGGCCGCGCTGCTGACAGGGCTGGAGGAGGACGAGGTGAAGGCGACCATCGGCTCCGCCCTCAAGCGGGCCGGACTGACCACCGCCGACATGGTGAGTGAGGCTGAGGCGCTGTTCCCCGACGAGGCATGACGACACCCGAGGCCAGAGAGGAGGTGAGCACATGGTCCAGTTTCCGGAAACCGCAGAGACAGAGTGGAAGATAGTCGCGGATGCAGCGAATGCAGAGGCAGAGGTCAAGGCCCGCATCGAGCGGGCGACACTGGTGGAGAGGGAGATCGAGAGACTACGGATCAGACACGAGGCAGGGCTGACGTTCCAGCAGGAGGTGGACGCGGACCTGACGCCGGAGTTGGAGATGCTGACGCTGGCGAGCTACCAGTCCACCCCTGCGCTCGCACCCACCGACCTGATCGAGGGAGTGGTCAAGGACAACGGGTTGTGCATCGTGCTCGGCCCGTCCCAGTCCGGCAAGTCGACGCTCGCCCTCCAGATGTTCCACTCCCTGATGACCGGTGACGACTGGTTGGGGCAGAAGGTCCAGAAGATCAATGGCTCGGTCGGTGCCATGTCCTACGACATGGACGGCTCGCTGATGCTGGACTGGATGAACGGGTTCCCCAACGTCAATCCGCTCAAGGTCAGCGTGGTCAACGCGCATCGCAAGGGTCACCCGCTCGGAGTGCCCGCACTGCGCGCGAGGATCGCCTCGGCGTGGCGGGCCATGCAGGTAGAGGTGGTGCTGATCGACTCGTTCTCAGCCTCGTTCTTCGGGCAGGACCAGAACGACTCGGCCAACACGATGCACCACTACCGCGACCTCAAGCTGTTCGCGCTGACCGAGGTGGGCGCTCGCGCTCTGGTGGTCATCGCGCACTCAACGGACGGGTCGCCCAAGAAACCACGCGGAAGCACGGTCCACATCGACGTGGCCGACAGCATCGTCACCGTGTGGATGCCACAGGGTCCGCTCGGGGCGAGACAACTGGAGATGGGTAAGTACCGCCAGCACCGGGATGTCACGACCGGGCAGTTCACCCACATGATGGGACCGGCAGTGCTCAGCCAGCCTGATAGTGTGACACACTTGGTCTCGTTGGACCTGAGTGGCATGACCCTGGCGGGGATGAACCTCCCGCCCGGGGCAGCAGCGGCCGCAGCTTTCCCGGATCTCCCGGAGGCGGATGAGGAACCCGACCTGAGTACCGATAGTTACGACGACGAGGATGAGGAACTATGAAGGTGGATGCGGCCACGAGCCGATACCAGGAGAACCCCCGCACGCGGGACGAGTTCTCTCGCCGTGAGCGGAGGCGTGCCCAGTACCTGCTGCGCCGCCTCCGGTTTCTGGAAACCAAGGTCACCGAGTTGGGTGGCATGGCCGACCCCAACTCCAGCGGTGGTGGTGTCCATGCCGAGTTGGAGATGGAGGCCCTGGAGTGGGCGCTCGGTCCTGACGGGGTGGACTTCATCCTGGCGGTGGACGAATGAGCGAGCCGAAGCTGACCCTCTACGTGGCGGGTGAGAAGGCCGCGCTGTTCATCGATGGTGAACGCACACACTTCGGCACCCACACTTGGCTGGTGGACTACAAGTTCAACCCGCTGGTCGAGTTCCTCGTCAACGCAGCCGGGGTGTCCGTCATCAAGGTCGACGCTCGCGCCCTGTCGAGCGACGGCTTGGTAGTGACGGAGGAGAGGTTCGTCCAAGAGCGGCTCGCCAAGATCGAGGAGATAGACCGGCTCCGCAACGAGGCAGCCAAGCTGGACAGGCAGGCGCTCAATATCCAGAGGGGGTTGGAGCGATGAGCAAGCAGTCCCGACGCGATCTCTACACCGGCCTGTACGACCTGGGGCTTGACCTCACCGGAGGGCCGGAGGGACCGGACAGATCACTACTGGCGTTCTGCCTCGATGACATCCGCGAGGAGCAGCGCGAGGGCTACTTCGAGGAGGGGTCGGTCGCCGTCGAGTTCGGCACTGGCGCTGGTGTCACCACGGAGATGATCGCGGACGTGCTGCCCGTGATCTCGTTCGACTCGTTCCAGGGGCTGCCCGAGAACTGGCGTCCAGGGTTCCCGGCAGGGACCTTCTCCGAGTTGGAGATGCGCGAGATCCCGAACGCGACCATCGTGCCGGGGTGGTTCAAGGACACCGTGGTCGGTTACGACTGGCCCGAGAAGATCGCGCTGATCCACTTCGACGCCGACCTGTACTCCTCGACCATCACGTGTCTGGCCTCCATCGGCCCGCACATCAAGCCGGGTTGCATCCTGGTGTTCGATGAGTTCCACGGCTACGACGACGACTTCCACGGCACCATGCCAGGGGAGCAGCAAGCATTTCGTGACTACGCCGAGCCTTGGCTGGAGTGGTTCGTCATCGGCCATGGCCGCGAGCAGTGGGCCATCCGCATCCACAAGGTGAGTGACTGACATGAGTAGTTCATTCCAGCGAGACGCACTACGGAAGGCTCTCACTCTGGAGGAGCCGGGAGAGTACGGCGACCTCTACCGGGGCAACTCTGAGTTCTACAACGGCATCAACACCCTCGCCGCTGTACTGCCTATCTTCGTCCGATCCCTGGCCGAGCACAGCCGGGAGCAAGAGACCAAGATGCGTTTGCTGATCGAGCAGGAGAACCTGACCACCCGGCCCATCTGGATCAAGGGCCAGGCGATGGAGTTCCTGAGCGGCGACACACAGTCGCCCAACGAGGAGATCGTCTACTGCTCCGCGTGCGCCGGGATGCCTCTGGTCGAGCACGCCCCGAAGTGCAAGCGCCGCTCAGTCGACGTCGAGCCGTACTCGGGGAGTGAGCCCGAGTGAAGATCGTCCTGTTCATGTTCGCCGGGCGCGAGAAGAACATGGTCGTGCAGATGCCCTACCTCTACCGCCTGCTGGAGCGTTTCACGAATTTGGAGGTGCACCTCTGGGACCTCACCAGGACTCCAGGGGACCAACTGTACGTCCAAGGACTGCACGGCTCTCACCTTGGCCGTGTGCAAGTCCTGGGGCACCTCCATGACGGGCACCCCATCATGTGCCTGTACCCGAACGGGGTTCCCCGGCGACGGGGCCACCCGCAGTGCACGTGCATGAACCACCGGCCCCCATACGAGAAGCCCTACCAGTGGTACGCGGCGGACACGTTCGACCAGAACCCGCCCGACACCATCTACGTCAAGGTGGACGACGACGTTCTGTTTCTGGAAACCGATCGGTTCGCCGATCTGATCCAGCCGGTGATCGATCACCCCGAGCGGGTGGTCTCGGCCAACGTCATGAACAACGTGGTCTGCGCCAAGTACTCGGTCGACTCCATGCTGACGGCGAACAAGTTCTCAGTCGGTGACCCGTACTACCCCCGCAACGACAGGCGGTGGTGGGCGCTGCACGAGGACCCCGAGTTCGCCCGCTGGTGCCATCAGCGGTTCCTGGCTAGGCCGACCCGGGGACACTGCACCTCGCCGGACAGCCCTCCTGCCTACGTGCGCACCCGGCCCGGTGAGGCGGTGTCGATCAACTGCATCGCTTTCAGCCACCAGACCATGAAGCGCCTGGCTACGTGGTTCGCCAACGACTCGCGGCTGGGGGACGAGGGTGCCGTGGATCGGATGCTGCCATGGATCTGCACCACGTTCCACGCAGCGCACCTGACCTTCGGTCCACAAGACAAGCGAATGCCTCCGGCCGAACTGGACAAGTGGCGGGACGAGTACCTGCTACTGAGCAAGGAGTACCTAGGATGACAGGAGAAACAGCGGCGGGCAGGACAGAGATGACTCGGATCGTTCGAGTCGACAAGTACACCATCGAAGTCGATGGGTTCAGGATCACTGCGAGTGAGTCCACCGAGAAGCGCCTACGCACCATGACTGATGCGCAACTCGACCGATTCAAGAAGGTGATGGGCGGGTGAACATCGCAGTCATCATCCCGTTCCGTGACCGGGGCATCGACCCTCGCAGGCACGCCAATCTGGAGGTCGTGCAAGCCTGGTGGTTCGCCCACGGACTGGAAGCGCAGATCGTGGACGACGGACTGTCGGGCAGTCAGCAGTTCAATCGGCACAAGGCGTACAACCTGGCGGTTTCCAGAAACCCCACCGTCGACATGTTCGTATTCACCGAGGCCGACATGCTGGTTCCTCCGTCCCAGGTGGTCAGTGCGGTCGAGCTAGCACAGGAGCGACCGGGGCTGGTGGTCCCGTTCATGCAGTACCGCTACCTGTCCGACTCCACCACCGAGATCATCCGCGAGGTGTACAACGACAGAGGCGTGCCGTGGTCGGCTCGCTGGTGGGTCAAGTCCCCGAGCGACCCGCAGTCCATCTTCGGCCTGACGCCGGAGTACGTCATGGACAACGGCCGCAGCATCGGTGCCATCAACGTCGTGTCCCGCGAGACGCTCGACCTGACAGGTGGGTTCACCGAGGCGACGTCCGGCAACTGGTACGACGACAACATCATCGAGGAGGCGTTCGCCTTCCTCACCGGACAGACGACACGGTACGTGACCGGCCCCGCCGTGCATCTGTACCACCTTCCGGGTCACAAGGGCGACCACCTGACGGACGCAGACAGGAGAGCTACCGAGCACAACAAGGGACTCCTCGCCGCACTGCGGCACAGGGTGAGCACGGGAGACAGAGAATGGGCAAGACGACTGATGGAGGTAAGGGCATGACCAAGAAGGACAACGCGCCAGTTCCGATGGATGCTGGCGCGGCGGAGGGGGACGCGCCCGCCATGTACAAGCCGAACGACCGAAACTGCTACGCGATGGAGCAATTGATCTCCGAGGTCGAGCAACTGTTCCCCGGCGTCATCTATGAGGTGAGCAGCCGCAACCCCCGGGGCGTGGCGTTCGACGTGACGTTCGTGCCTGCCGATGGAACCGACCCGGACTTCCGGCTGTTGCTGGAGTTGCTCGGAGACCCGGCGTACAACACCGACCCACGCATCGAGTACGTCATTCCGGGCAGTGACGGCGTACTCGTGTCCTTCCGCACCAACCCCCACACCATGGACGACCGGAGCCCGTTCGGGCTGGCCGAGGCGTGGTCCGTGCTGAGCGGGGAGGAGTCATGACGCAGAGCGTGGTTATCTACGTGCTGTGCTGCCTGCTGGCGTTCGTGTCAGTGTGCCTGATCTACGTCAGTTTCGACATCCGCCGCATGTTCGACAACGAGATGGTCGAGCAGGACGCCGAGCACGCCAAGTGCTTGTCGATGGTGGCCGCATTCGTCGGCGACGCGTTCGCCGCCCGGGTCCTGATGGCTGCCGCTGATGCTCTGTCCGGCATGGACGGGCAGGCCGAGCTAGCCCGCATCGCCAACACTATCTGGGTGGAGAACGGGCCGAACGTCCCGAGCCTGTGGTTGCGTGAGCGGGCCGAGGCCATCCTCGACAAGACGCACGAGGTGGCGTCATGACGCCGGGTGGAGCGAGGTTCGGCTTCATCGTTGTCACCATGATCGGCATGGCCGTCTCGGCATATCGCTATGACATCTGCTGGGTGCTGGTGGGTGGGTTCTTCCTGCTCGCGGACGCCATCCGGAACGGGAGGATGCCATGATGATCCAGTACCCCGACCGGCCCTGTGACGGTTCCGTCGAGTCCTCGTTGGCCCGGTGCCGTCCAGAGACCGGCGCTCACATCGTCTACAACGGGGCCCGCGAGTGGCATGAGCCCTGCCCTCGGCACCAGCCGACCAAGTACGCAGAGCGGTCGGCCGCGTCGGGCGGGGCGAAGCACAAGGGCGACCCCGCCTACCTACGTGAGGCGGAGGCAGGCCAGTGACCCGCCCCGAGACCAAGGGTTTCCAGAAACCCATCAAGTCCCAGAGCGGCAAGGTCAACATCGCCTTCCTGCGGATGGTGAGCGGAGACGGCGGGTTCGGGTTTCACTGCAACTGCGGCACCAAGAAGTACCACCGTCGCCGTAAGGTGGTCGAGACGCAGGCCGACAAGCACGTCAACGAGAAGCACGGAGGGCAGGCGATATGGCTGTGAGTGGATGCCAGTCAATCATCGGTATGTTCGACACGGAAGCTTGCGGAGATGAAGTGGTTCCGGGCACGATCTACTGCCTTGACCACGGGACAGTTCCGACCGCTGTCGAATACGTGGACAAGCCATGACGCTACTCATCCTCCCGCTCCGAGCGGGCGAGGACAACGAGGAACTCCGCTACGCGCTGCGCTCGTGGGAGGAGCATCTGCTCCTGCCGGATGGACTGTACCTGCTCGTGGTGGGCGACCACCCGTCCTGGCTGGAGCCCGACGCCTTCGTACAGGGCAACCTGTACCAGAGCGCGCAGGCCAACGTGTGGACCAACGTCATCATCGGAGCGCAGTGGGCATTCGCTAACGGGTACGACGAAGCCGTCTACATGAACGACGACTTCTTCTGCACCGACCCGGTGGTGGCACTGCCTGTGTACCGGCGCAACCGGACCCTGGCCCAGCACCTCGCCATGTTCCCCCAGCGCGACGACATGTGGTTCGTGCGAAGCCTCGATCTGACGGGCCTGTGGCTGACCAACCAGGGTTACCCCTCACCGCTGTCCTACGACGTCCACAGGCCGCTCCTGTGCAAGCCTCAAGCCATGCTCTCGGCCCTGACCAAGTGGGACGGAGACCTGGAGGGGGACATCCCACAGTGGCGCACCATCTACGGGGTTCTCAACGAGGTCGAAGCGGTGCCGGTGGCCGACGTCAAGCTGGGCGTGGCCGAGGGCAACCAACACGCCCCGTGGGTCAGCACCTCCGACATCTCCTGGCGCAAGTACGGGCTCATGCTCCAACAGCGTTTCCCGAAGCCGTCGCGGTGGGAGCAGCAGCAGCAGCCTAGCTGACGTCACCGATCCGGGTCAGGTTCATCCGGAGGAACTGCCCGGTCGCTGTGCTACCGCTGGACTGAGTGATCGTGACCCGCACGTAGCCAAGGCCATCAGTTGCAATGAAGTGCAGAGGCACCATGACCCCGGTCGATCCACTGATGGCGTAGAGGATGTCGTACGTCTGCACGTCTCCGTTCGGGTGCTCGACCTGCACGTCATCCACAGTGATGTTCTCGACAGTATGCACCCACACGTACCCGGTGTAGACGCCGGGGCGCAGGACATTCATCTTGTCGCTGGCGCGAGCGAACGTGCTGCCCTCTCCGCTGAACTCCACCACCGGCATGACGAGGTGGGTCGCGTCCGTGTCCGGCAGCAGGGTGGAGATCATCGTCGTGGCGTACACGGTGGCCGGGGCCAGCCCCTCGTCTCCGCTGTGCCACAGCCCCCAGGAGATTGAACTCTCGTCGGCCGGGTTGCGCAAGAACACCCGGGTGTACTCGTTTCCAGAAACCAGACTCGTGAACACCTGACGGCCACCGAGCGACTCATCCATGGAGACGAAGCCGATGAACGGGTCGGTGGCGTTCGGTGCGTACGCCGCTCCCACGTCAGCGGAGTAGTACCCGTTGAAGGTGGCGAGGGTGTCGTTGAAGTCGGTGATCCTGGTGGCCGAGGAGTTGATGCCTGGACCGACCAGATCGGACGCCTTGCGCACGACCGGACGCCGCTCCTCGGTGGCGATCCTCTTGTCCCGGTGGCGGAAGTAGTCGTCGGAGTTCGTGCCGACGCGCCAGTCCTGGCTCATGGCCCGTCCACCTCCAACTCGTGGTTGAACGGAGACAGCGTGATCGAGACGGTCTCTACGCCCTTGACCTCCACGACCTTCACCGAGTCCAGCTTCTGGTTGCCGGTCACCGTGCGCAGGGTGCTGGTGGACCGGAGCGGGACGACGACGCCGGGTACGAGGTGCTGAATCGAGATCACCGTGTTCGGGTGCACAGTGGTGTTGTCAGGGATACGGACGATCACGGGAGGCGGGTAGCGACTGGCGATGCTGCGCTCGGCGAACTCAGCGAAGGATGCCTCGACCGTAGCCAGTCCGGCCTGTGTATAGGTGCCGGTGTCCGACTGGGAGTCCGAGGCCCACGAGGAGGACAGCATCTCGACCAGCCCGTAGCTGGGGTCCTCTCCATCGGCGTCCAGCCGGTTGGCCTCGCCGTGCACCCCGTTGCCGTCCGAGACGGAGTAGAGGTTCGCCATGCTCATGCCGTACTCGCTGACGATGGGCGAGGAGCCGAGGTTCTCGTCACGGAACTCGGGCAGTACCCCGAGTGGGTTCTTGGTGCCCCACACCAGGATCGCCCTGCCGACCGCCGCGTAGTCCAGACCGGCGTTCGCGGCCATGTCGTCAATCTCCTCGAACGCGGTTCGGGAGTAGGGCGGCAGGTTGCGGTACTCGGTCGCGTCGTCCACGCCGTAGACCGTGGTCAGGTACCGGAGCAGGTTCGGGTCGTCGGGGGCGAGCACGTTCTGGAGGATGCGCGTTGCGCGGTTGGTCACCGTGTCGCCGCCGACAGCACCCGAGTCGTTCATGGCCTGCTTGATGATCCTGCGATAGACGTAGGCCATCACGTCCTTGGCGTTGATCGTGACCTGGTTGTTCTCGTACGAGAGCAGGGTGATAGGACCCTCCCACACCCGGTCGACACTGATGCCGTTGTCGCGGAAGATGACCACCTCATAGGCCCACGTCTGTAGGTCCTTGAGCAGCTCACCGCAGTCCACGTCCCAGCCGGAGACGACGATCTTGGCATCACTGATGTCATCGCGTACACGGGACCAGTCGACGTAGGAGACCTGCGTGATCTCTCCTACGCGAGTAAGTCCGCCTCGCCGGTAGATTTCCACCCGGTGCGTGCCACAGCCCAGCGTCCCACCGTCGATGGTCCCGGCAGGGACCAGGGACTCGGAGCCCTGGGGGACTATCCAGAACCGGGACGGGTCGCTCCACTCGGAGGTGACGTGCGCCGAGTCAGCTACGCGCACCCTCCACTCGTACTCGAACGACGCCTCCAGCGTGTAGGTGATCGGGGCCTGGTCCACGATGACGTCGGCCGGGTACACCGGGGGGTCGACGGGGTTGGACAGAGAGCCCCGGAGCGACCAGTCATCGAGCCAGACTTCCGACACGTCGGTCGCGGGGTCCGGCGCGTCCACGTTCTCCACGGCGTTAACGGAGATCAATGCCTGTGTGGCACCGAGCGGAACCGGTACGTTCTCAAACAGGACCCGCTGCCATCCAGGCGACCCGTCGATCATGACCACTCGGCCAGTCTCAGGAGGAAACGCCTCCTGCGACAGGTTGGTGAACATGAACTGAACGATCACCCACCCGGCGTTGCCGTTCGTGACCCAACCCTCAAGAGTGTAGAAGGCAGGGGGGAACACGAAGTCGAAGTAGTGGTAGATCACCGGGGCAATAGCGCTCACCGGGTTCAGGACGAGCGCCCTGTTCCCCGAGTGCGGTGGCTGCCCGGAACCGGTGTAGTTGTGGTTGGTCAGACCGTTGACCGAAGTGGTCTGCCACCCATCGAGGGTGCCACCCTCGAAGCCGCCGTCAGCGAAGTACTCGACCGGCGTGGGGTAAGCGGGCGGGTCCGCCAGGTTGGCGGCGGGGGTGGCGATGTCGTAGAACTCGTCGGTCTGGTTTCCAGAAACCAAGGTCGTCCACGCCAGGTCCCCGACCTTGCGGATCTGAACCTCCCGCTTCGCCTGCGGGTTGGGAGGCCGGTGCGTGTTCCGGTACTTCCAGCGCAGCGTGACAGGCACGTTGACCGGGATCGCATTGCGGTTGATAGGGCTCGTCAGCGTCGGCGGCGGGACCTGGGTCGCAATCGTGAGGTTTACGGGCTCGGACCAGGGCGAGGTGTTCTCGGCGGGGAACGTGTCGGGTGTGTAGTTCGTGGCTGGGAACGGACCCATGGCCGCAGTCACCGGACCGAGCGGACCTCTGGTCCCGAGCGGGCCATAGCCGTGCACCGCGTACTGGTTGGGCGGGACGGACACGTCGTCCTGTCGGACGGTCGTCATCGAGTGGCCGTAGTCGAAGGTGCGCACCCGTAGCTGCCACTGCCCGGAGGGGAGGTTGCCCTGACCCACCTTCAACAGACTGCTGCCACAGATGATCTTCATGGTCCGGTTGTTGCGGAGGGCCTCGGCCCCGTCCTGCGGCAGGGTGCTGTCCGAGTTCTCGATGAACCACCCGTCGCCTACCGTCATGTCCCCGCTCATCGTGACGATGGGCAGATCGGTCCATGTCGGGGTCGGGTCGTCCTCGGTGGGCTGAGCCGCGTACTGGACCTGCACACCAGCCAGGTCCGCGAACGACCAGTTGAACTGCTCGTCGGGTGCGTCCGGAAGGGCATCGGGATCGTTGGGGGTGAACGAGAACGTGATCTCCTCACCGGCCGTGACCAGCGTGCCGTTGTCAGGCGAGGTGATCGTAGGGGCCAGCGGGGTCCGGTTGGTCCAGAACGAGAGCGCACGACACTTGGTGTCCACCGGGGTCCGAGGGATGTCGTTGGTGAAGCTCGGCGTTGTGAACGGGTTGAAGAAACAGGGGGCCAACAGCGCCCAGTACTTGGTGTTCGGCGCGAGGTTGATGCTGGGAATGGTGATCTCGAAGGCGTTGTTGCCTGCGACGCTGGCGTTGTCCGGGGAGCGGAACACCTGCGAGCCGCTCAGCGGGTCGGCTCCCACGGCCAGCAGGCGGGTGGGGCTGGGCACGTCGGTGAACTGGCGGACCCCATCCACGGTGTCGGGCACCAGGAACACGGTGGCGACCATGCCCTGCGATGCGGTGGTAGCGGCGGTCACGTCACCAGAGGTCCAGTTGAACACCCCGCTGATGACGACATCGCTGTTGAGTCGGGCGTACCTGCCCTCCCACCCACCGCCACCGGACGACTGGTTGTGGGGCACGTGATACTGGACACGGGTGGTGATCTCCGCATCCACGCTCCCGTTGATGGTGAACAGTCCGGCGTAGGAGGTACCAAGGCTGTCGATGGCGGCGTCAGCGATGTTGAGGACCTTGGTCCGCGAGCCCGTCGATCCCGGCGTCGTCTTGAGGGCATCACGGATCGTGCCGGAGATGATGCCGTCCTGCGCCCATGAGACCACGCGCTCTACCCCCTATCGGTTTCTGGAAACTAGTCGGACTTGGGGATCAGCGACAGGGCCATACGGACATCACCGTCACCCTCGATCCCACTGCTGTCCGCGAACAGGTCCAGCGTCACCATCAGGCCGACGGAATCGTTGAACGCCGCCCACTGTACAGGCCGAGCGTCCGGCGAGTAGGTGAGGCTGTCGGTCCGGCGCACGACCGGCGTGGTGCCGTCCCATGCGTAGGACGCCTGCTGCTCGCCGTCGATGTAGAAGTTGAGGTCGGGCGGCAGGTAGGAGACGACGACACTCCACAGCGGGCCGCACTGGTCGGACGGGTCGGCGTCGGAGGACCAGACCCCGATGCGCACCATGCGTGCCTCGGTAGCTGTGGACAGCACCACCTTGGGGACCAGGAAGAAGTCGCTGGGCTCCACCGGGTTCAGCCTCGCCCAGTAGCGGGTGAAGGACATGCCCGCGTCGATGGCCCACCCGGCAGGCAGGAAGTCCGGAGCGGTGGGCGAGGGGATCAGAGCGGGGTGCAGGGGGTCGTAGATCGGCGTGTAGTCGTAGACGGGACAGTCGACCTGAGTCAGGGTCAGTGAGCCGCTGGTCGCCAGTCCCTCCCCCTCGACGGTGCCGCCGAGGTCATCGACCTGATCGAGTGCCTGCCCATACTCGTACGAGTCACCAGCCGTCAGCGTGAAGGTAGCGAGCCAGGTGGACGAGCAGGCGCTGATCTTCTTGCGGGTGATCGAGGACCCGCGGGTCAGGCTGACGTCACGGCGGTGAACCAGAGGGGCGTCGTCGCCCAGGTAGCGGAAGTAGTAGAGATCCGCACCCCGGCAGAACGACGCCGAGCCGGTGTTGCGCAGCACCCTGTCCATCCACCGCTTGCCGTACTCAGCGCCACGCTCGGTGGTGGCTACGAGAGCCACGCTGGCGACGATGGGCAGGGTCGCGTTCCTGGCCCTGCCCGTGTTCCCGCCATCGGTGACGTACTCGGTGACCTCCCGGGTCAGCGTCGAGTCGTCCAGCCCCCGGAAGGACAGAGGGACGATACCAGCGAACTCCATGCTGGCCGGAACCCCCGCGTCGTACCACGGGGCCAAGGTGATGTCGGAGTAGAAGGTCGAGTCGGCAGCCTCACCGAACGGGCCGAAGCCGAACATCCCGGTGCCGAAGCCCGATCCGATGGTGATGCCCTCCAGTGTCGCCACCAACTCCTCGCGGATGCGCACGGTGTCGAGCCCGATGGCCCGAGCCAGTCGAGCCGTACGGGCGACGTTGATGAACTCCTGCCCGTTGAACTCCATCCAGCCGTCGTACGCCATCAGGGCAGCCTTCCAGTGACCTCGTTGAGAACCTCGTACGCCACGGCCTCGGGGTCCTCAGTGGGCGTGTTCACGATCAGGTCGCGGAACCTCGGGTCCTGGTTTCCAGAAACCGGGCTACGGCCCTGCGAGGCAGCCCACGCGGCCACCTCCGGACTGACCGCGATCTTGTCGGACAGTCGGCCGACCGCGTGCCCGACCTTGCTGTGCGTGGCGTCGAGACCGCCCACCAGTCCGTCACCCACCCCGGTGTACATGGCGTCGAACATGACCGTGGACGGGGAGTGGATGCCGAGCGCGTCCTTGAGGGCGGCGGCAATGGACTCCCCGAGCTTAGTGGCCGCGCTGTCCAGTTCCGCCGACAGGCTGGTGAGCCCGTCCACAAGCCCCTGTGCGGCGTCCACACCGGCCTGGTAGAGACGGTTGGAAGCCTGGAGCCCCAGCGCCGCAGCAGTGTCGCTGATCTGCTGGGTCAGGGAGTTGACCGACTGGACCGCACCGCTCCCGCCACCAACGAGTGCAGCGGCGTACGCACCACCCTGCTCCACACCCGCGTCGAGCAACTGCTTGTAGGCGTTCTGGCTCAGCCCCCTGGCTAGTAGCGTGTTCAGGTTCGCCTGGAACGTCTTGATCTGGTCGAGCTTGGTCTGGAGGTTGGTGGTGATGTCGTTGGACGTGAGTGCCTGGGCCACACCGTTGATCGTCTGCGCCTGCGCCGTGGTGAGCGCGGCGAACGACTCGACGGCGCTGGAGATCGACTGCTTGTAGGTGTCACGCAGGGAGATGGCCGCGTCCAGCGCGGTGTTCGCGTCCTCCAGCTTCTTCGCCACCTGAGCGCGGGCGTCGGCGTAGTCAGCCAGCGTGGCGTTCACGGCGGCGAACCCGTTCGCCAGCAGGTCGGCGTTCGCCTGGGTGAACACCTCCTGCGCCTTGACGATCTTGGTGCCCGCATTGATCGAGTCCTGTAGCGCCTGCGCCTCCACGTTGATCTGGGCCTGCGCCTTGCGAGCCTTCTTCAACTGCTTCTCGGCCTTGGCGATGGCAGCGAGCGCGGCGTTCGCCTCCTTCTGCGTGGTGGCCGAGGCGAGGTTCTGAGCAGCGGCGTTCAGCGAGTCCTGCGCAGCCGTCACGAGGGCGGCTCCGTTGGACTTGAGCTTCTGGATAGTGCTCTGCAAGGTGGAGGTCTGCGAGTCGATCAGACCCTGCAACGAGGACGCCACCTCCCCGGCATCGAGGCTCTGAGCAGCGGTCTCCAGTCCGGCAGCGAGGCTGGCGTTCGCATCCGAGACCACCTTGGTGATCGTCTTGCCGATGTTCGCCAGCGCCTGCTTGATCTGCTGAACGACGGTCGGGCCGTTCTTGATGAGCGAGTCGGCCAGCGCCTGGTACTGCGCCAACTGCGCATCCGACAACTGCCCCTTGGGAGGGAGGTTGGTCTGTGCCAGGGCGTCGGCACCGGAGTGCTGCAACTGGTCCATGAGGTCTTGCAGGGTGGGAGTCGCCGTGGCCGTGGCCGTGGTCGTCGGGGCGGTGGCGTCCGGCTGGGTGTACGCGCCCCCCGGGTTGAGGAGTGTGTCCAGAGCGCTCTGGTTCGTGGCGTCGGCGATGGTCTGGCGGATGAGTTCGAGGACGTTGACCGACTTACCGGTGAGTTCGTCCATCAGGTTGCTCAGTCCGCTGATCCCGTCTCCGATGTAGCCGATGAGGTCGGACACTCCCTGGAGCGGGAACACGAGATCCTCGATGACGCGAGGCAGTTTCTTGAAGGCGTCATACGAACTGACCGCGATGTCGACCAGACGCGAGATGCCGTCGATCACACCGGACTGGTTGAGCGACTGGAGGATCTTCCCGATCAGCTTGATGGCGTTGCCCAGGGCGATGGCGAACTCCTCGCCCTGCTTGAACCACTTGTCCAGCCGGTCGTCCTGCTGGAGATAGTTCGTGAACCGCTGGACCGCCTTGGTCATCCGGTCGAAGATGTTGTTGCCGGTCTGCTGCCCGGACGGGCTGAACAGGACGGCAGCGATCAGCCCGCCGATGGCCTTGATGAAGTTCCACAGGGAGTTGAGCGAGTCGAGCGCACGGTTCACGAAGTCGGTGATGGCGTTCTGGCCCTTGGCGCTGGTCGCCCACGCAGAGAACGACGTAGCCACCTTGTTGAGGTAGATCGAGAACCTCAGCACCATCGGCAGGACGGCAGCGAACAGCGCGAGGGTGCCATTGAGGAACCCGCCCATCGCCGCGGACAGGTTGAACAGCAGGGGGAGGAGAACCGTCGACAGCGACGTGATGAACAGTTGCACCCCGGGTCCTGACAGCGAAGCGGAGAACACACTCCCTGCCTCTGCCAGCGCGCCACCCATCACGTCGGCCAGCGGCTTGGCGTAGGCAAGCGCGATCTGGAGGTTACGAGACCACGTGTCGAAGGCGGGAATCAGGTCGTGGAGCATTACCTGCCCGAGCCCGATGGCCTCCTCGTGCAGAGGCTTGAACCCCTCGGAGAGCAGGTGCTTCTGCGCGTCCGTCATGGACATGAACGCGAGCACGCCCAGCCCAGCGGCAGCGGCGACGGCGGTGAGTCCGGCAGCGCCAACAGCCAGCGCGCCGACCAGGGCCGAAGTGATAGTGGCAGCGAGCGCAACGACGATGGCGAGCAGGGCATTGGCGATGCTGACGAGGAAGGTCATGGCGACACCGACAGCCACGATCGCTGCGGCGGCAGCAGGGCCTGACGCAGCGAGTTCGCTCGCGCCTGCGCTGAGCTTCTCCATGAAGGTCGCGCCCTGCTCACCCTCCGCCGCCCCCTCCGCGACAGACTTGAACAGACCTGTGATCCCGTTGACCGCGCTCTCGGTCAGGTTGGTGAGTCCGGCCAGAGACTTAGCCAGGAGGTTGATCGCGTTGTTCCGGTAGGTGCCGCCGAACAGTCGGTCACCGAGACCCTTGTTTCCAGAAACCGATCGGCCACCCCTGGTGCCTGCGGTCTCGGCCTCGGTCATCAGCTTCTCGAACAGCGCTCCGAGGTGGTTGGTGTCCGCGTCACCGAAGGCGTGGTTGAGAGCGTCCAGCATGTGCCCAGCGAAGTTGGCCCCGAGCCGGTCACCGATCCGCTCCAGTATGTCGCCGTCAATATTGTTGCCGAACTTCTTCGTGAAGTCCTTGGCCGCGTCGTCGCCAGCCTCACCGAGGCTCTCACGGAGTTTGCCACCGGCCCGCTCGCGGATGTCGTCCCACTTCTTGCCGAACGCCTCGCGGCTGAACCTGTCCCGCCACCGTCCGCCGCCCCGCTCGCCGGAGTCGCCTAGCTCGTCCTCAGACTCGTTGACAGAATCGCGGATGTCCTCGTTGATTCCGGAGCCGTCGACCGTGAGAGCGACGTACGCCTGGCCTACGCGCGTCCCTCGCTTCATGCCGACCGCCTCACTGTCTCGCCTGCATGGCGAAGAACGACGCTGATTCTACCGCCTCGGCGGCGGCACTGGTCGAGTCCTGCCACGGTAGCAGGTCCACCAGATCCTCAAGCCACTGATCGAGGTCGTCGTGTGGTACACGCTCGATGCACCACGTGTAGACGTAGTTCAGGATCGACGGCGGGCTGAGCCTCAGCAGCGGCCTGGGGCTGGCGTGGTACGCCGCTTCGATCTCAGGCCACCGCTCCGACAGGATTATGCAGAGTCGGACTGCTACTGGGTAGGGCGGGCGAACCACTCCCCGGCGAGGAACTCGAAAATCTCCTCGACCTGCTCCAGGGGCAGCAACTTCTTGGGGTCCTGGGTCAGGAGCCGAGACTCGAAGTAGTCCTGGTCGTCATCACGCAGGGACGACATCATGATGTTGATGATGGCCGCGAACCGAGTGTCGGCGGTCTGCCCACGACCGAGCGCCGCCATCATGAACGCGAGTTGCCCCGGCAGCAGGGGGTAGGCCCGTAGTTCACGGCCGTCGATCTTGAACGGGATGAACCCGTCAACCTCCTGCTCCGCCTCTGCCTGAGTCTTGCCCTGCTCGATGAGCGCAGCGATCTTGGCCTCGCGGTCGGCTTCTGCCTCCGCCTCCTGTACCGCTGTGACGAACTCCTTCACGTCTGCTCCTCTTGTCTCTAGTGCTGTCGGCTGTGCACGTCTGTGTGGTAATACGGTATCACGGTTTCCAGAAACCGCTCACAGGGACAGCGCGGCCTGATAGTTGCTGGGCACCCAGAACTCGACCGACCGGCCGTTGCGGGTGACCGTGACCTTGAACGAGTACACCCCGTCGTGCTTGAGCCGACCGCTGACAGTCACCTTGTCGCCAACGTACTTGGCTCGCGCCTGGTGAAGCAGGGCGGTCCGCTCGCGCTGGATGGCCTGGAGCAGCATCGCGTGGATCTGCGCGTCGCTCGGTCGGCTCGGCGGCTTGGGCTTGTTGGGGCGTGGACGACGGTTCTTGGTGAGTGCCCTGACGTGCGCCCTGCTCCCGATGCCGCCGCCACGTCCGAGACCCTCGTGCTTGGCGAACGCTCGATCACGCCATGCGCGCCACTCCTCCAACTGCGCAATGAACCCGGCGTCGGCAGGGGTGTTACCGACGAAGTTGGCGAGCCCCTCGGGGAAGGTAGCCATGCCAGAGGCAAGGCCGCTGACTCCCTCGCCGGGTACCTGGAACGACCGCAGCCGCATCGACTCGAACCCGCGCCTGAGCCCCTTGTCGAAGAACCCCTGGGGCTTCTGGCCTCGGATCATCACCGGAGGCACTGTGCGGCCCTGAGGCCCACCGGGCTTCCACGTGTGCTCGTACAGGCTGGCACCGCCGTGCTGCCAGGGCGGGAGGATCTTGGCCGGGTAGGCGCTGCTACCGGCGTAGATGCCCGTGCCCTGGTCGACGTAGTAGGCGTGCGGCGACGTCGAGCCCACAGCTACGTAGAAGAACCCGCCGCCATGCGTGATCCTCGTTCGGGTGTTCGCAGTGAAGGTGGTTTTCAGCGGCTTGCCGTAGTGCGCCCAGCGAGGACGCTGGTTCGTCGGTGCCGCCGCAATGGTTCCGGCCAGGATGCGCTGGCTGAAACGGTTCTTCCACCGAGACACCTCAGTGCCAGGGGCGAACAGGGCTTGGCCGTACGCGAGGACGGAGACGTTCGCGCCTCGCTTGAAGATGGTCCGGCTGGCGATGGACATGGTTTCTGGAAACCTAGCAGTCGACGCCGGAGTCGACCGTCACGGTGAACGTCCAGGTACCGCCGTACTGACCGCCTAGCGGCCCCTGTGGCAGCCATTCCCCGGCCGTGATGGAGTCCCATACCTCGCAGTTCATCGCAGCCCGCAGGATCGCTCGTGAGTCGTTGACGCTCTGGATCGCGTAGCCCAGCACCTCGGTGGCGGTCGGTGCCTCGCCTCCCTGGCGTAGCTCGATGCACCGCAGGATGCCCACCTCCAGTTGGAGGTTCAGCATCATGGCGCAGTCGTTGCCGTCCATGGAGGTTGGGTCCACGGACGAGGGGGTGATGCTCATGACGCGGACCCACGCCTGGGTGCAGGCCACGTCGCACGGGTCGTCCGGGTCCTCGTTCTCCTCGTCCTCATCGAAGGGGACGTAGGACTCACCGATGGTCCAGCCATAGGAGCAGACGTCCTCCAGGGCGTTGCCGATACAGCCGGTGAAGGTGATGATGGCGTCGATCAGGCCGTCGTCCGGATCGAACTGCTCGTCGCTGCTCAGTGTCATGAGAACGGCATCTGGCCGACGACGCGGTTACGGTTCACGCCGCGAGGGTTGAACACCGTGGCGCTCACGGCCGGTGAGTCGGCCGGTGCCCACTTGGTGATGAAGGCGTCCACGATCTCGATGCCGGTCAGCCCGTTGATGAACAGACCGGCGTCCACTGTGAACGTGACGCCGTTGCGCACGACGTTGGTCACGCCACGGGGCAGCCTGCACTTACCACGAGGCTTGCACGCCTCGACGTACTCCAGCGCCAGCAGGGCCACAGCGACCTGGCCGTCCACCTGCACCGGGTAGGACTGCGAGTAGGTGATGGCCCACGAACCAGGGGCGTCGATGGGCTGGTTGATGTCCTGGGTGGCGGGTACCGGGCTCGGACCGTCTCCCTGCCACATGAGGATGTGCCCATCCACGAACCCCCAGTTGCCGTCGTTGAGGTCGACGTCCTCACCGGAGATGGTGAACTGGACGATCTTGCCGACCGGGCCGGGGATGTCGATGGACCCCAGCGGTGTGAGCCACCCGGGTCGGTGCACGCACGAGTTGTACCAGAGGCCGTCCGACTCCAGGTGAGGATTGAAGGTACAGCCGCACAGCATCGGCTCGTAGACAGGGCGTATGGTGATGGGACAGAGGCCCACGCGGTACTTGGTGAGCATCTGGAGCGTGGAGGTAGCCAGCGTCAGCGACCGATCCCACAAGGCGGGGTCGATGGCGGCAACGGCGGCGTCACCACCGATGCACGAGGAGTCGAACTCCCACTGACAGGTCATCCCATCACCATCCGTTTCTGGAAACCGAGTCTAGCGGACCGTTCAGTCCGCAGCCGGAGGGGGCGGCGGGGGCTGGACGTCCGTGTTGGACACGGCCAGCGCGCCGACCAGGACCGGAAGGGCAGCGGCGACGACCTGCTTCCAGTCGCCGTCGTTGGCCTGCCAGAGCCCGTAGCCGAAGGCCACGAGGAACAGGACCCCGTAGACGTACTTGCGCGCCTTGGCCGGGATGAGGTCGGTCAGTACGGTTCTCATGGTGCTCTCCTCTTGTTGAGTCAGCCGTCAGCCGACGACGTACCGGATCGTGTCGAGGCCGTGGGTGATGGCGACCTTCTCGCGGTGGTGGGCGGGCGGGTAGTGCGGGTCGTTCATATCGCCGCCGTAGATGGTCAGGTCGCACCGCTGGACCAGCTTGGCTACCTCGTCACGGGTGACCTGCTCGCCCTGGGCGCGAGCGTTCAGGACGACCTTCTGCTCCTGGTGCGACCAGTCCGGGTCGACCCGGTGCGGATGCTGGTTGCCGAAGCCGATCTGCAAGCCGCCCATCGTGGTGAGGCAGGAGGTGAAGAACCGCCGAGGACCGGTACCCGCAGGGGCACCGATGGCCTGACCGGCGTCCATGGTCATGACCTTGTGCTCGCGGTGCACGGGAACGCCAGGGGAGACGGCGATGGGCTCGCGGGTCTCCCAGCACACAAGCGTGGTCCCGGGCTCCATCTCGGCCGCGATCACCTTGTGCTCGTGTGCGGCGTCGGCCTCATCGATCTCCTGCATGAGCAGGACGACGTACTGCTTCTCGTTCACCGCATCGAGCACGGCAAGAACGTTGCGCTTGAACTCTCCGGGTGCGTAGCCACGTCCCCAGTTGACAGTGATGACGTGGACACGGAACCACCCGTTGGGGCCGTGGATGCGGAAGGTGACGAGCAGGGGCTTGTGCCCGTCGATGGTCCCCGGAAGGACGACGGTCTTAACGACCTGGACTGGTACGGGCACATTGCTTCCCTTCTGGTAGAGCTTGTCCGACGCGGCCTTGACGTTGACCCGGAACTCGTCCACGTCCAGCACCTTGTGGTCCTCGAACGGGATGCCGTCCGGGTCCCCGATGTCCCACTTGCCAGTGACGCTGGTCTGGTAGTGGCACGAGACGGCCTGCTCGGATGAGCCGAGGATGTGCAGCAGGACCGCGTTGAGGGTGACCCCGGCCTGGTACATCTTGTCGGGGATCGGCTGAGTGCCCGAAAGGAACCACTCGATCCCGACGTAGAGCGCGTTGCCGTCACCCCCGGTCACCGAGCCGGACGGCTTGGCGACACCCGCGTGGTTGGACCGGCCAGCCGCCTGCATGTAGACGGTGCCCTCGTGCGACAGACCGAACTGCGATAGAGGGGGTGGGAGGTCCGGCCTGCCCACGGTAGCCAGCCACTTGGCGTAGGCGAGGTCGTCCGCGAGGTTGCCGTCGTAGTCCGGGCTGCCCCGGTGATGGTTAAGCACCCCTACGGGGTAGAACCCCCCGGTCTCTGGCGGGCGGGAGCGCGTCTCCCAGCCGTCGATCTCTACGACGTTGAGCCCTGCCGCACGGAGCAGGGACGGGGTGTTATTCGGGAGCTTCGGCATCTTCGATCCTTTCAGGTTTCCAGAAACCTATCGTGACACAGCATACCCCGCCAGCCGGGGCACTGGGGGGTATCGGCTGACGGGGTATGGCCTTGTAGAGCTTACAGCCCGATCCACGTCCAAGACGGGGTGCCGCCCCCGTAGGTCAGGGCGATGGTCTGACCAGCCTCCACGACCCCGACGAACGCGATTGTGTTGGCAGCGATCGTGAGTCCCGTGGCCGTGCCCGAGGTGGACGCGCCGTCGTTTCCGCCCTTCTTGATGGCCGACACTGTGACGCCCGCTCCACAACTGACGTACACCTCGCAGTCGTAGCCGGTGATGTTGGTGGTGTTGATGCCGGAGGACGGAACTGACGGAGATGTGACACCGCCAGTGGTCGACCCCATGTTGCGCGGGTTGAGGCCCGGGTTGTTGCGGATGATCGCCGCGCCAGCCGCCGTGACGAACAGGTTGTTCATCTTGTTCGCCAGGGTGTTGGTGATGGCGGTGAAGTCGTTCTGCTCGAACACCGCGTACGGAGAGTCCGAGGCGATGCGGACACCCTTGGCGTTCGCCGCCTGACCGGCGAGCGGGTAGAGCGTGTTCCGCCGCGCCTTGAAGCCGGTCCATCCGATCAGGTTGGCGAAGTACGAGCCGCTCTGGATGTCCCAGATGTTGTTGCCCTCGACCACTGCGTCCGAGGGGGAGCCGGTGGAGAGGAAGGATGCGTTCGACCCGGAGTTGCGGATGTCGCTGTTGCGGCACCGGAACCCGGTGGCGGCGTTGACCAGGAACACGCTGGCAGCGGAGCCGATGGTCAGTGTCACCCCGGTCGTGGTGGCCGTAGCTGCCTGCGACAGCACCACCGTGGTGGAGTTGGTGACCGCAGCGATCAGGGTGTTCGCCGGGATGTTGGTGCCCGCGATGGCCTGCCCGACGTCGGCCTGGGTGAACGCAGCCGTCGCAGAGGTCAGGTTGGTGTTGGAGTTGATCGCGCCGTCCGTCACCTGACGGTAGGAGGCACCGAGGTCCACCTTGTCGAACTGAATGTTGCTGCAATTCGCACCCTGGACCGTAACCACCCGCGAGGTGGCCTTGGAGTTGATGATGGTGACGCCCTCGAACGAGACGTTCTTGATGAGGTAGCCGCCCGTGGAGGAGGTGACCTGAATGTCCTCGGTGTGGGTCGCGTTGGCGTACTGCATGTCGGCGCGGCACCCGATGAACCTGATGCCCTCCACGACCCCGGTGTTGGTACCGCCCGAGGCGGTGCTCGACTGGACCACGAACGCCCGGTCGCCAGCCTCACCGCCGCAGTCACGGAAGGTGACGCCCCGGATGTTGCAGGTCATCGCCCCGGTGCCGTTGGTGTCGACGTTGGCGACCGCAGCGATACGGGCGAAGGTCGACTTGCCGTAGCAGTTGGTGTACACGCAGTCGGTGATGTCGAGCATCGCCATACCGGAAGTGCCCGCCAGCGGGACCGCCTGGATGAAGTCATCACCGGCCGTCCCACGAAGGCCGTAGAAGCGGGAGCCCCGGCCACCGCAGTAGCGGAAGCCGCCGTCGCCGACACCCGAGGCGATCAGCACCGTCTGGTTGGAAGCGGTCGCCACAGCAGCAGCCGACATGACGACGGTGGTGGAGTTGGTGACCGAGACGATCGTGGGCTTGGTCACCGCGCTGTTGATCGGGGTGTTGCCGGTGTTCATCTCGACCGTCATGCCCACGTCGGCGCTGGTGAAGTTGGCCGTTGCAGACGTCATGGTCGTGGTGCTGTTGAACACGGCGTCATAGATGATCCGGCCGCGAGCCTCGGAGTAGGTGTTGGTCAGCCGGATCTTGTTGTACCGGAGGAAGTCGCCTGCGGGGAGCATGGCGACCCCGCCACCCCACTTGTCGATGGTGATGTCGTCGATGATCTGGCGGTCGCCGTAGACCTGCCAGATGACGCCCGTCTGGCTGTTGATGCGACGACCGAGGGAGCCCGGACCCCAGACGCGGATGTTGTTGACCTTGGTCCCGTCGACCGCGTTCTTCCACGCCACTCCGTTGTGGTCGGACTCGATCCGCCCACCGAGGTACATGTTGAGGTTGTCGAGGGGGTTCAGTTGCGAGGCCGAACGGTACGTCTTGCCGTGCTTGATGAGCAGGGGGACGCCCTTGGACACAGCGTCAGCGAAAGCGTTCGCCAGCGCCGTGTGGTCGTCGGCCACGTTGTCACCGACCGCTCCGTACTCCTCGGGCGTGACGCCGAGGAGCGGGTGCAGCAGCGCAAACAGCACGGCACCCGTGCTGCTGGACGGGTCATCGAGGTCCGTGGCGACCTGGCCGACCGAGGCGGCGATGACAGCGGTCTCCCGAGCGTCCAGGTATGCCTTGAGGGCCGTGTCCCACGGAGAGAGTCCGTGAGTCGGGTAGGTGACGGGCATCGCGGTCGGCCTTTCTGAGGTTTCTGGAAACTACGGGTGGAGCACGGGCCGGGGGCTGAGCGGGACCCCCGGCCCGGTGGCTCAGAAGGAACCGGCCGCGAGAGCGAACGCGCCGCACGCAGCGACAGGCGGGTCGAGGTTGACCAGGATGTTGCGGAAGTGCGTGTTCGGGAGAAGCGCCGTGGCGAGCGGAGCCGGGGTCCCGGCCGCGTTCCGGGTCACGTCGTAGGGGCCGGTGCCCCAGGCGTTGCCGTCGCGGGTCTGAGCGCCCTGCGAGGAGAACTGCACCGCACCGTTCTGGAAGGAGAAGCCGCCGAGTCGACCACCCTTGAGGAACGGGAACACGGTGTAGCCCCAGAGCCGGTGACCGGACGGGTCGCACGCCGAGTTGGCGATGCGGGACCAGACCTCCAGTGCGTAGGCGAAGGTGTCGAGGTTGATGCCGGTGTTGGCGTCGAAGCCGACGATGTTCCCGGCCGCGTCCGCGACGACCGGCTGAGCGGTCATCAGGGAGATCAGGGCCGGGTCGACGCCGCAGTACGCGGTGTCGGCCGTGTAGCCGATGATCGTGGTGAACGCATCGTCCACGATGACAAGCTCGTCCGCGAAGTTGCGCTCACGGACGTTGGTGCCGTCGTCGGTGACCTCGTTGATGGTGACCGTGGACACCCTCTTGGACACGACCACGGCCGACTGGCCGGGGTCGGGAATGCCGCAGGAGTCGAGCTTGGTCACGCGGATGACGCTTCCCCGGACCTGCGAGTAGCACTTGGTCGTCACTTGGTTTTCCCCTTCTGTGTGACGGTCTTGGTGGTGGTGCTGCCGGTCTCGGGAGAGTCCGGGGTCTGGGTGGGATCGTCGCCCTCGTCGGCGTCCTTGATGGCAGCGTCCTCGACGTCGGCGTACACGATGTCAGCCAGGTCGTCACTGATCCAGAAGCCACCACGGCCGTCCGACCGGATGTGACTCTGGGGGATGCCGAACTCCTCGGCGGTTCCGGTGAGCAGGACCGCGATCTCCTGACCGCTGTCCCCCGGAGGCACGTAGACGTCGAGTTCCGGGTGGCTGTACGCGAGGTCTGCGGGCATCTGGGGACCCGGCTTCCTGCCGCCCATCAGATACCGAACCCTCCGCCGCCGCCCTCGGCACCGGCAGACGCGATGCTGCCGGTGGCCTTGGCGGTGAAGCAGTCGACGGCGACCCGGAACATCCGCTCCGCCAGGGCAAGCTGGCTGTTGTCGGTGAAGTTGTTGCCGGAGGCCGTCTCGGTCACGAGGCCGTCGCCGTGCAGGACGTAGGCGTTGACGTCCACCTCCTCGGACTTCTCGACGTACACCTCGCCGGTGGCGTACATCGGGAGGATGCCCGAGAGCATCTCGTCCAGGGTGTCGTAGCCGCCACCCATGGCGACCTTGGAGCCGTTCTTGGTGAACGCCTTGTTGCCCTGCCACACGATCAGGCCGTGGCCCTCCAGCACCGTGCCAGCCGCGCGAGGCATATGGATGGTGGGCACCCCGGCATACACCGAGGCGGCGTAGCCCTCCAGCAGCGCGAGGGCGACGACCATCGAGGGGGTCGTGCCCGGAGTCAGGTCGACCGGCGCGTCCCACGCGACGTTCTTGAGCCGGTCGGTCGGGTCGCCGGACGCGGCCTGCGCGACGAAGCGGGTGGCCTTGAGCGCGGCCTCGATGCCCTTGCCCTCGTTGAGCGCGAACACACGCTTCAACTCGGAGCGCATGTCCTCCTCGTCCAGCCCGACGTTGCTGCACTGGACAGCCCCGTAGACGGCAAACTCGAAGGCCGGGACCCATCCGCCGAACGCGAAGGACTTGACCGGCTTGGCAGCCAGCGGGTCGGGACACAGGTGCGTGGACACCAGGGTGTTGAGGCAGTTGTACGAGGGCCACAGGCCGGTGTTGTTCTGCCAGCCGAAACCGGGCACGTCCGGCCCCACCGTGGCGTGGTCGAGGATCGAGGACGTGAGCGGGGACGTCTCAGGCCGCATCACCTGACGACCCTGGATCAGCTTGGTTGTCATCTTCCTGTCTCCTCCTCAGTTCGTATCAGGCCCGGAGGGGCAGGGTTGCTGGTCACGTTAGAGGCGTTTCCAGAAACCCTGCCCCGTCAGGATCAGAACGAGCTGTTGCCGTGGTGGTCACCGATGCCGCCGAGGGTCAGCGCGCCCATCTCACCGGCCGTGTTGACCGGGATGGCGACCTTCGACGCGCCGTAGCCCGCCTTGAAGGTCTGGTACGCCTGCTCGAAGAACACCCCGAGGTACTCGTTGACCGTGAGGCTCGCGGCGTCGTAGGTGGCCGACAGGTTGATGACGTCATCGAGGACCGTCACGAAGGTGCCGCTCGGGTAGATGATCGCCGTGAACGACCCGGGCAGGACCACGTTGGCGTCGAGGATCTCCTGGAAGTCGGAGATGTACTCGACGGCGAGGTGCCGGTCCGCGAAGTGCTTGGCGATCATGCCGTCCGACACCGAGTCGAAGGCGACGGCGGCGCGACGGCTCATGTCGGCCCGGAACACCTCCTGCGCCCAGACCGGGAGCTTGACCTCCATCACCGCGTTGACGCCGATGTTCCACTTGCGGCGCTCCTTCACGGCGATGATGCTCAGCGCCTCCAGCGCGTCGGTGAACGACGGGCCGTAGCCGTTGAAGGTGACGGCGGTCGACAGCGCCAGGATGTCGTTGATCTTCCGGGCGTTGACCTTGTGCGCCCACAGCACCGAGGCGAACTTGAGCGTGTCCGCGACAAGCTCCGGGTACGCCTTCTCGGTCAGGATCGGGATGGTGACCCCGTAGCCGATGGCGTCGTTGCGGTGGTCGGTGAACGCGGGGCAGACGATGGTCTCGAACTTCTTGGGGGTCCGGGCGTTGGCCTGCGCCTCCGTCTGGGTCCAGCCGAAGTCCGTGAGCGCCTGGCCCTGCGAGGATCGCGCCGGACCCGTGGTGGTCATCAGACCACCACGCGGGGCGTTGACCTCCGGGGTCGACAGCAGGCCGTCGACCACGTAGTCCGCGATGTAGGAGTAGCCGATGGGGCTCGGGGCGCACCACCCGGCAGCCGTCAGAGCACCGGCCGTGAGGGTCTGCCCCTGCTCCAGCACCTTGAGCATCGCCTTCTGGTGCTGCTCGATGGCGAACTTCATGGCATTGTGCTCGGCGGCGGGCGTGCCCGAGGCGACGAGGGTGTCAGGGAACGACAGCCCGAACGAGGCCGACCCGAACTTCTCGATGCGCGACTGACCGCCGTTGTGCGAACGGATGCTCTTGGCAGCCTGCTCGTTGTACGCCGGGAAGCCCTTGACCCGGTTCATGACAGCCTTGGCGACCTGCTCCATGCCGTCGAGCACCTGGCCCGCCGAGAAGCCCTGCACGTCGGCAGCGGCCGTCATGGTGACCGGGCGGGTGGAGGCCGCGTCCGGACGAGCCGTCCGCTTGCCGACCTTCTTGGCCGCGCTGGTCTTGACGGCCGAGTTGCGGGTGTGGTCCACGGCCGCAGCGGCGAGGGTGGCATCGCCACCGTCACCCGCATCCCCGCCGTCGCCCGCGTCTCCGCCGTCTCCGCCGTCCCCGGCGTCGGCGTCGGCGTCTCCGGCGTCGGCGTCGGCGGTGTCGCTCGCGTCGTCCCCGGAATCGGCGTCCGCGTCGTCACCGTCGTCGGTGTCGTCCCCGGCGTCCGCGTCGGTGCCGGAGAACTGGGTGCGGAGCGCGGCGAAGCGGTCTCCGGCGTCCTTGACGGCCTGCTCGCGGACACCCTGCTCGGTCTCGATCTCGCGGATCGTGGTGAACACCGCCTCGGCGGCGTTGACCTCGGCCACGGTCGGGGCGTCCTTGGCGATGGCGGCGGCGACGTACGCCTTGCGCTCGGTGAGCGCGGCGTCCAGAGCGTCGTTGTTGAGGCTCTTGACGTCCAGCGCCAGCGCCTCGGTCAGCGCCTCACCGGAGAGGGTGACGAGTGTGGAGAAGTCCATGATGGTGTCCCTTCTGACTGACCGTTGTGGACTGGAGATGGATCAGAGATAGGGCACCTCGGCTACCTACGAGCACAGAATGTAGCACAAGTGGTTTCTGGAAACTCAGTCACGCCTGACAATGTGGGTGCCGTTCGGCTGCTTCACGAGGGGGATGTAGGACCCACCCTTGCGCATGACCTTGGCACGGGCCTGGATCTCCGAGGGGTAGAGCTTCGTGTTGTCGCTCTCGGCCGACTCGCCCGGAGGAACCCACAGGAACTCCTCGTTGGTGAGCGGCCTGCAACCGCAGGCCATCAGGCGCTCCGCTCCGCCAGGAACTGCGCCTTGAGTGCGTTGAACCGCTCCTCGGCGTCGATCAGGCGCAGCGCCTCCATGCGCTCGGCAGGGGTCGGAGGACACTTGCCGCCATTGGGCGAGATGGCGTTGAACGCGGACGCGGCGAGAGCTACGACGTTGCCGTACTCGTCGTACTCCGCGCTCGGGCGCTGGACCTCGAAGCCCCGGACGTTGACTGTGAGGCACGCGCGCATCTCGCCATGCAGCCACTCACCACTGACCTGACCCGACGCCTCGATGGCGATGATGTCGTCCTCGGGAACGGTCGGCAGGACGACGCCGGAGAACCAGATACCCCGCTCGTTCTCCCCGACACGTACCGCCGCCCATGCGTTCTTGAGGTTGTCGAAGAACGCCTCGTCGGCGGACTCGCTCAGGATCGTCTGGGCGTCACGGTGGCCCACCCCGTAGGTGAGTACGCCCGTGTGCACGTAGCCCTCAGTCGTCTTGGTGCGCCCCTTGTGGAAGCCCGGGTAGTCGTTGCTGTACGTGCGGGGCGGCTCGACGCACTTGCCGTTCATCCCGATGTGGCAGACACCCCACTCGGCGGCGTAGCCGTAGGTGTGACGGAAGCCATCGGCGTCAGGCTCGTCAATGTGAGTCGCTCCGTCCTCGGTGTCCGGCTCGTGGAAGTAGGCCAGCGGCGGGCGCACCCGGCTAGCAGCCGAGGAGACGAGCACCGCCTCCCACTCGGTCGCCGCGTCTGCGGAGTCCGTCACCGGAACGATGTCCTCGCGCTCGGCCACGGCGTCCTTCACCACGGCGAGGTGGGCCGTGCGCTCAGTGGCCGCGTGCTCCGCCGCGCGACGCCGGTTCTCCGGGGTGTCGGGTGCGTTCCCCGGCTTGCCGAGGTCACCGGGCCAGTAGCCCAGTGCGTCGAAGTGCCACTGCGCGATGATCTGGTTGAGGTACCGCATCTTGTCGGGCGAGTGCTGTGCGATCTTCGCCCCGATCAGCGCCTTGGCACGACGGAAGTCTCCGGGCGTGCCCCACGCGATCTTGGCGTAGCCCTCCTCGCCCTTCTTAGTCCAGTAGTCGTGGATGTTCTTGGTCGCCTTGGGGTCGGTGACCCAACCGGGGCCACGGTCGAAGGTGACTCGCCCTCCGATGAGGTCTCCGGCCTCGTAGGCGGACGCGGCCAGCGTGTCGTCGGGCATCTCCGGGTGGCATCCGAAGGCGACGTACGCCTCGTGGAAGGCAGGGATGTCGACAGCGGTCAGGCCGGACGCCCTGATGGAGTCGAACCACAGCGTGTTCTCGGCCTCGGTGCGCTGCATGTCGAGCGAGCCCTTGTCGCCATCGACGGACACGCCATACTGCCCGCCGAAGAACTCCATCTTCTCGATCAGTGCCTCGGCCGGACCGGGCATGAGCGCGCCCTCGAAGTGCACGACGTTGTTGGCGCGCATCAGCCGGTCGACCGAACCCGCCACCATGGCTCCGTCGTGCCCGCCCATGTCGGTAGCTGTGTCGCGCAGCGGCAGGCGCAGCGGCCGACGTGTCATCGAGCCCTTGCTGAACCCTCGACGGTCCCCGGTCTGGGTCTCCTCAGGCGCAACGACCCCATGAACCGGGATCGGATGGGGAACGATTGCCGCGTACTGCGCTGCCTCGTCGGCCGGGTCCGTCATGTCGTCCTCTGTTTCTGGAAACACCAGTGACCAGTCCATATCGGCCATCTCGGGCCGTAGCGCCCCGGTCTCGGCCAGCGCCTGGACGGCATTGTAGTCGTACCACCCGATATCGGACACTTCCGTGGTAGGTGACCACCCGTCGACCGGGAATTCGGCCGCTGTACTGACCACGAAGCCCTGATACACCCCATCCGGGGACCGCCAGCCGCTCACGACCATGGAATCGTCGGGCAAACCCCAGCCCGTCTCCTCGATGGTCTCCCGAACGGCCCCCGGATAGGGCTCCTCCCCGTCTTTGAGCCCCCCACCGGGGAACTCCCACGTCTCGCGCACGTCCGGTGCGTCTGTGGGGTCGTCTGCCCGCTTGGTGAGGAACACACGCCCGGTATCAGCGGCAACAAGGGCGATTCCGGCGTGTGTGACGCCCTCGTACCCCCCGGCGAACGACCGGGAGCGCATGAGGTTGTACTCATCCATCACGGTTTCCAGAAACCCCATGCTCATGACCTACCCAAGCGCCTTGACGAGACCCTCGCGGGTGTACTCGGTCCCGGTGTTGTACAGATCGGCGCAGAACATGCCCATCTTGACGAGATCGGCGGAGAAGGTGACCCCCGGAAGGTCCATCAGGGCGGTCGAGGCGAGCCCGAAGTCGAACTCGGACGCCATGTAGGTCTTGGTGCGCTCGTGGCCGACGTGAACGAGGTGCAGCGGGATGCTCCGGTCCCGGTCCTTGCCCCGCTTGCGGTCGTTGACCAGCTTGTTCCCGGCCCTTTCAAGGGCTCTGAGTACCAGAACCTCGCACGCGGCCACCTTGGGGCTCACATCGGCGCTGTAGGGGGCGGGCTGGTGCTCATGGTCGTCCTCCGGGGGGCCTTGCACCTCGATGTCGTCGGTGCTACCGGGGCGATGCCGCCCCGGAAGCCCCTTGACAGGCTCGCCCGAGGACGTATCGGCGGGCATGAACAGGCCGGTGAGCAGCTTGACGGCCTCCGCGACCTGCTCCGGGGTCGGTGAGCCGCCGATCATCTTGACCAGGACCCACCGCTTGAACTCCTCGTCGTCCATCATGTCGTTCTCGGGGTCGAACCCGATCTCGCGCAGGGTCCGGGCGTTGTTCAGGATACCCCGAGCGTTGAGTTCCAGGGCCTCCTTGCTCCGGTCCTGCTTCGCGCGCAACCCCGAGGTGTCGTAGGCGACGATGTACTTGGTCTCGGGGATGGCAGCACGAAGGACGGCATACGTCAGGACACCCACGAAGTCATCGAGCGCGGGCTCGATGTGGTTCTGGATGGTCTGCTCCTCCTTGGCCCACTCACCCCAATGGTTCGTGGCCCCGCCCGAGCCGCCTCCCTCGGCCCTGCTGACGGCAGCCGCCCCGAACGCCTGCTCGGGGGGCATGTCGAAGCCGAGAGCGAAGCGACGGATGGCGTCGCTGCGCATCAACATCGCCTTGTCATCGATCTCCGACCAGAACTGGATCAGCTTCTTCTGGTCGATCTGAGCCAGAGCGGCCGCGTCGACCATGACCACCGAGGGGAACGCCACCTCATCGTCGGACAACTCCTCCATCGAGGAGGAGGCGAGCGAGACCATGAACTGCTCGGCCTCGTTCATCTTGGCGATGGCCTCGGCACCGCCTTCGACGGCATCGTCCGGGGGCCGCTTGAACACCATGTTCTCCGGCAGGAACCACACGCCCGCGCTCATGAGCCGCGACTTGACCTGGGTGAAGATGTGCTTGGTCAGCCACTCGATCTCACGAAGGGTGGGCAGCATCGACCGGAACGGGCTCCACGCCTCGCGGCGGTTCTCCGGGTCCGGGCTCCACATCCGGATGACGGGGTTGTCCTTGGCGAGCTTGAGCCAGTTGCCGTTGTCGTGGCGGACCTCCCAGTCGCCGCTGCCGAGACGACGGATCTCGGTGACCGCGACGATCTCCCACAACTCCTCGTTGGGGTTCGCGTCCTCCTTCGCGTTCTCGCTTTCGGGGTCGTAGGTCAGTGCGTCGATGCCCGACTTGACGCGGGACTTGATCCACTCATCCCATGTCATGTCCGGGTCGGGCGGCGGGATGTACCCGGGGTCGCTCGGGGTCCGGTCCCTGGCGATCAGGTAGCACTCACCGGCGATGGTCCGGTGCAGCATGTAGTCACGGATCATCTTGGTCCGGTCGCGCACTGTGGGCACGAGTTCTGCCAGCACGTCCACCTCGGGGCCGGTGCTGATCCACTTCGCCTTGTTGCGCAGGGACTGCGGCTCTCCGATGCCAAGCTCGGCACGTCCGGCCATGGACGCGAACAGGGAGGCGGCGTAGCGCGCCTCACCACAGATGTTGACGTGGCGGTACGCCTCCCGCTGCCAAGCCTTGCAAATCTCGTTGCGGTCCTCGCTCGGGTTGCGCTTGGCGCCGAACTTGAACACCTGGGCCGGGGCGGCGAACGAGGCGGCCGTGAGCGCGGCGGGGTTTCCAGAAACCAACTCGACCTGCATCGGGGCCTGGGTCTTGGACGGAGTGGCGACCATCAGCCACGACCCTGGGTCTTGTCGCCGTCGTTGGCGACGAACCACGCAGCGAGGTAGGACAGGGCGAGCGATGCGGTCACGATCCACCAGACACGAGAGGCCAGGTCGTCGGGCGGGTGTCCGTAGACGTGGCAGAGCAGGCCGGAGCCGAACACCAGCCAGGTCCCCCAGTAGGAGAAGCAGTAGCCGCAGATGGCGAGAAGCTGCCACTGGCTCGGGTCGGTGGCCTCGGCGTACTTGTCGCGTAGCCACTTGACAGGCGGGAAGTCGTCGTAGACGGCGAGCCGGGTGATCCGGGCTGCCGCGATGATCGTGACCAGTACCACGGCCACCAGGTAGAACTCGGTACTCATCTGGCTCCTCGGCGCAGAGAGTGTAGGGCGCTTCGGCACCTACACGGTGGAGGACATGGTAGCGGACGACCTTCCATTGGCCTCCGCGTCGTAGGGAACGTAGGCCGCGCTGTCCTTCATGGACTCCATCAAGGCGTCCTGCTTGGCCGTCTCCTCGGGGGTGCGCACCACGGTGGTCAGATGGCGGCGACGACTGATGAGCGAGGAGGTGGTCTCGTTGACCCGGGCCATGTCCTCGCAGTGCCACAGGGCGCGAGCGCCCATCGAGCGGTCGCCCATGTAGGACAGCGGAGTCACGTGGGCTGCCGGGGTCAGACGGGCGTTATGGATGCGGTTGCTCCACTCGACGTGCTCGTGGCCCCCGACCCCGAACTCCTCGACCATCCCGCCGACCGCCAGCACCACACCACGGTCCACGTACAGGACCGAGCCCCGGGGCCACTCCCACACGGCGTAACCCGGCCCCTCGTCGGCCGCGACCGGGAACGCGCGACGGTGCCTGCCCCAGCAGACCATGCTGTGGGCGATACCGAGGTTGTAGTGAGCCACCAAGCTGGCCGGGGACAGCGGCCAGGAGTCGTCGTCGGAGAGCCACAGCCGTGGGGCTTCGGTCTCCATCATCAGTTCCAGGCCGGTGTTCTTGTTCGCGGCCACGCCGAGATGGTCAGGGATCACGGTCGGGCCGTAGGTGACGTACTCCGGCTGCCCGACCCGGTAGACGAACCGGGTCAGTCGCCTGACCTCGTGCGCCACTCGATCCACAGCGCCCTGATCGCCGTCGACCGTGACGAACAAGTGGTCGGTGGGCTCCAGCGCGGCCTTCCACGCCTCGACGCAGTTCCGCAGCAGCCACATGCGGTGACCGTGGCCGGTGGTGCTGATCGCTACCGCTACTCCGCTCATAGCGTCGTACCGTATCACAACACGGTTTCCAGAAACCGCTGACCTGTGAGCTAGGCAGCACCCCGGCCACGACGGCGCAGCATGCGCAGCACGTCACGACTGTTGGCGGTCTGGGCCTTGTACTTGAGCGCGCTCTCGCAGGCGCGGATCGCCCAGACCAGCGCGTCGACACGGTTCGGGGAGGGGAGTCGACCACCACGGGACTTCGGCACCCACGTGACTTGTTCCTTCTCCAGTTGCGACAGGTCCCCGACCACTGTGCTCCCGATAACCAGTTCCGAGGTGATGTGGGTGACCAGCCCCTGCTCGTACTTGCCGACCGTGGGCTCGGCTCGGGTCTCCTTGGACTCGGCGGCGTGGACCAGTTCGATCTTGAACTGCTCGCCGTCCGCGTTCTTGCACTCATCTGGGTGGAGTTTCGCGTAGTCCTTGAGAGTCTGGAGCACCATCTCGCCGCCGTAGTTCTTCTCGGCGATGATCCGGGTGGCGTGGATGAGTCTCGCGGCCTTGAACGTCTGGCAGGCCCACTCGGTCGGCGTGCCCTTGAGGGTGGCGTCCAGCAGCACCGAATACCGGGAGACCGGCAGCGGCTCGCCCTCCTCGTCGTTGTGCTGCACGCCCACGCCGATGATGCCGGTGGCGTCGCTGCGCTTGCCCTTGGAGCCCGCAGGGTCGACGGCGATAACCCGGTCATCCTGATCGAACAACAGGAAGTGGAACCCAACCGGGTCCAGGCGGCGCTGCTTGAACATCTCGTCGTTCCACATCGCCCCCTCGACGTCGCGCAGCACCTCGCCGTGAAGCTCCTGGCGACCCTTGCGGGTACCCTCGTACTTCTTGCGAAGCTCAGCGATGTAGTCGGGGTCCAGGTTCGCCTTGTTGGCGTAGGTGGACACACGCCGAACGGTGACGTCCGGGTCGTCCTCCATCTCTTGAACCCACGGGGTGCCGGTCGGGGTGGAGGTGATGAGGAAGTGGATCGGGTTACCCGGTGACTTGACGCGGGTGGCGAACTTGGCGTTGTCCCAAGCCGACTCGATCTCGTCCATCCAGGCTGCCTCATCGAACCAGCAGTAGGACAGGTTGACCGACCGGATGTTCTCGGGCCTCTCGGCGGAGAACAGGTAGGTGATCGCGCCGTTGGGCCAGACAAGGATGTCCTTGGACGCGAAGTGCTCAGGCTTGAACTCGGGGTGGGCGAACTTGATGATCTCGGCGACGTGGGTGTTGACAAGCTCCGTGCCACGACGACCGACGATGGCCCCGTCCAACCCCTTGCGGGCGCACAGCGTGACGAACTCGATGCCGGTACGGGTCTTGCCCGCGCCACGCCCAGACATGATGAACAAGATCCAAGGCTCGCTCCACGGCAGCAGGCGCTGGTCCTCGCGTGCATGGTTGTGCGCCCACTGTGGCTCGTACACCAGACGCCCCACAGGGGTGTCGTCGGGGCCAGCCTTGTCGTACTCGGACGAGAGGAACCACTCGCCGTCCGGCGTCTCATAGACCAGATCCGAGACGGGCTCACCGTTGGGGCCAGCAGCTACGTCATGGCCGACGAGCATCTCCTCCCCGTCGTCATCGAGCACGACGTGGGGCATCCCGTCACAGTGCGGGTCCGGGCACCAGAACGGCTTCCAGCCGCTCTCCTCGATCTTGATGAGCCGTTCGGCCACCGCCGTCTGCTCGGCCGGTGAGAGCTTGGCGAAGTCGACCAGCGGGTCGGGGTTTCTGGAAACGGTCATGCGCCGTCCCGAGCCTTCCGAATCGCAGCGGTCGTGGGGCTCTCACCCTTGGTGATCCTGTCCCACTCGACGCACTGCGCCTCGATGCGCTCCAGGGCTGCCTCCGCATGAGCCAGGGCAGCGGCGGTGCCCAGAAGCAGCCGCGACTCACGCAGAGCGGTCATTGTCCATGTCGCGCTCAGCGCGCTCCAGCGCCGCAGGTGCTTCCTGTGCGGCCTTGTGGATGACCTCACCGGGCACCACGTCGAACACACCCGCGTCGTAGCCCAGCCCCCGGCCAGCGGCCAACTGCTTGACCAGTTCCTCCACGGCCTCGGGCTTGGCCTCGACCTTGACCTCGGACTGGGTGGGCATGTCGGCACCGTGCAGCTTCGCCATCCGCTCCAGCACCCGGACGGCAGCGACGTGGTACTCCAACTGGTCCTTGTTGTTCTTGTCGGTGGCCTCGTCGTACACGCTGTCCAGCAGTCCGAGGTACTTGCCGGAGACGAACTTGCGCACCCACACCCGCAGGCTCGACTGGTTTCGGACGAACCGCTCCACGTCGTTGTTGAGCATCCGCTCGACCTCGGTGCCGGTGGCCCCGATGGCAGCGCCGATCTCGTCGTAGGAGTAGCCCGCAATGGTCAGGTTCACGACCTGTGCCAGCCGCTTCGCCGCCGCCTCAGCACGGGTCTCTGCCTCGGTGCGCTCTGCGTCCAACCGGTCACGTTCCGCCTTCGCGGCAGCGGCGGCGATCTGCTTCTGGGTCCGCGCCAGCGGCTTGGCTGCTCCCTTGGGGGACGGGAGCAGGTCGTCAGGCAGCAGATCGTCCAGATCGTCCATCGTCGTCATCAGGTACCTCCAACGTCAGCCCGGTCCATCGGTGCAGGATACCCAAGGTGCTGAGCGTCCAGCAGGTCGGCTCGGACCCTGACGTCAGTGGGCAGGGACCATACGGGTACGGCGAACGATCTACTCGGGCGATGTCACGGCAGTGCCACAGTGGTTTGCGCAACACCCGGCGCACCAACCACATCCATCGGCTGCGCACCTTCACGATCCGGTGCTTGTGCCCCTCGGTCATCAGGGCCTCCGGAAGAAGATGTCGCGCGTGCCAGCCAGGATGAAGTAGAAGATGGCCGTCCAGACCATGACCTCGATCATCCCAGCACCCGGTCCACGATGTTGGTGGTGGACGCATAGCAGGCGGGACAGCGCGGTCATGGT